CAAAGGGAGACAAGGTGAAAAAGAGATAATGGGGCGCACACGCTTACCCTCCGAGCGTGTGCGCCCCACCCTTTTTTTGTCTTTTTGCAGGGCGGGCGCTAGGTGCGCATAGCAGCTTGCACGCCCTTTCTCACGATGTATGCCATTACAAGGTTTAGTATGGTTTCTTGGTGTAATGATACGCTGGTAGTGTCGTTGAGATTACAACCGAGACACTCACGACAGGAGACAATAATGAATACGCAGGTCATCATCAGGGCTATCCTTACTGCGATGAGCAGTCTGGACAGCAAGCACCCGAATGTCGGCGTGTGGTTGCCAGAAGCGACCATTGCTCGCTTGGGTGAGCGAGATGAGAAGGCAGACAGGCAGATGCTCCAGCAATGGTTCAATCGCATTGTCGCTGTTGCTGGCAATGTGAATGTCGGCTGGGTTCACACCGTTATGTTCGACAATGACGGGATGTGGAATGTGTCGGAGTGCTATCTGGCGTTGGCTGGTCACACACCGACTGTGTTCATCGGCAAGCGTTACGGCGTTGGAACGCAAGTCATTCCAGGGCAACCGATGAGCGAATGGTTGTGGTAGGAAGTTTCGGGCGAGGGGCGCAAGCCCCTCGCCCACTTTCTTTTATCTTTTTTTTGCCGGGAGGGCGATCGGTGCGCATAGCACCTTGCACGCCCGCACACACGGTGTATGGGTTTCTGGGTTTAGTAAGGTTTCTTGGCATACTGATACGCTGGTTGATGTCGGGGAAACACCAATAGACACCCCGACAAGGAGACAAGTAATGAACACGGAAACGAATGGGATAACGGTCGGCAATATGGCGACCATTCTCAGCGAGGTGATACTGGTAATGCTCGGCGGCATTCGCCTAGCGTTCCCAGTCGCAAGGCAATACGACATCGACAACCTCGGCTGGCTGGATAGTGGAATGCAGAATGCTGACGAGGCAATCAACTACTTCGTTCAGGTCGCAACCCACGAGTTCCGCAACGAGGGCGAACCCAACAACTACGAGTTCGCACTTGATGCAATCAAGGAGGAAACGACCAAGTTGGTAAAGTGGTACAGCAACCTCAAACCCAACTACCAATCACGATAGCCCAGACAGACGGGCAAGAGACGAGCGCACCGACAAGCGGTGCGCTCGTTTCTTTTTTGTCTTTTTTTTCGTGGGAGGGCATTAGGTGCGCATAGCACCTTGCACGCCCACTCACACGGTAGATGTCGTTTCCGGGTTTAGTACGGTTTCTTGGTGTAATGATAGTGTGGTAGGTGTAAGCGGGCAGTCGTGCGCCCGATACAATCGTCTGCTGGCAGACCAGCGACTCAAGCACGGCTAGTCTGCCACCCAACAACGGCAGTCGTTCGGATAATGACTGCCAGAGAGGAATGGCAATGTCAGACTACTCAGCCAAGAGTCGGCACATCACTCAGCGTGGTTCACGAGAGCAGGAGTTCATCACCTTCCTGCTTGACCGAGCCTGCCCTGCGGAGGTGGAACTGGTCACGAACGAATGGCACGAGGACGGTACGGAAGTTGTTCGCAAGACCTTCCTTATCGACCTATGCTGCCAGCGTGTGGAGGTCACTGCCGAGCGCAACCCTGACAACACTTGGTCACTCATCAAGTGGAATGAATACGCCGTTCTCACCCGATACGAGGACGGGGTGGTAACAGCAGAATGAGATGTGGGAGTCGAGGCGAAAGCCTCGGCTCCCCTCTTTTTTTGTCTTTTTTTTCGTGGGCGGGCGCTAGGTGCGCATAGCAACTTGCACGCCCACTCACACGATAGAACGCATTACAAGGTTTAGTACGGTTTCTTGGCATAAAGGTAGCGTGGTGGTGTCGGGAGCAACACCAATAGACACTCCCGATAAGGAGCAATACGCAATGACCATATTCACACTACTCGTGGTGTTGGTTGCCACGACTGCGAGCGCACTCACAATGACGCTCGCATACACAATGACCAAGCGACTAGTTGCGTCGGAAACGAAACAACTACGCAGGCAACTCCACCAAGCCCAACTGAAACTCCGATACCGAACGGAGCGCCACCAGCGGGATTTGGAGAGCGCTCTAACTATCGCACGACACGCAATAAGGGCAAGGGATTATTTCAAGACTTTCGCCCCGTCATCCGCAATGGGTACATTTGACCAAGATGGCAAATACATCCCCAGTGCGGTGGCTGCGATGAAACGGCGTGAGAACAACCTGTAATACCGAAGCCGAGATGCCCCACGCGCTTACCCTCCGAGCGCGTGGGGCGTTTCTCTTTGTCTTTTTTTTGCCGGGAGGGCATTAGGTGCGCATAGCACCTTGCACGCCCGCACACACGGTGTATGCCATTACAAGGTTTAGTACGGTTTCTTGATGTAATGATAGTGTGTTGGGTGTTGAGGAGATTACAACCTAGACACTCCCAACAGGAGAAAGTAATGGAAACGTTCACCCAAGCGATTACGCAGGCAATGGCAAGCCTGTCTCCTAGCCACCCAGAAACTGCGGTGTGGTTGCCAATGGCAACCTACACCCAGCGGGGCGAAGGGCTGGATGCGCAGATGTGGTACGACCACTACCAGCAGTGGTTCAACCGCATTGCGTTCGTCGCAGGGCAGGTCAATGTTCACTGGGTTCACTCGGTGCGTATTGATGAGAACGGCATCTCGCAAGTCTGCGAGTGCTATCTCAGCCCGACAGGCTCGGTAGAGCCGATAAGGGTTATCGGCGTTCGTGGTTAGAACGCCATAACTGCGCCAAGGTTATTAGGCACGGAGTGCCACTTGACGCAGGAGTTGGGGCGGGTGCGAAAGCACCCGCCCCAACTTTCTTTATCTTTTTTTCGTGGGCGGGCGATCAGTGCGCATAGCACCTTGCACGCCCACTCACACGGTAGATACGATTACAAGGTTTAGTACGGTTTCTTGATGTAAAGGTAGTGTGGTGGGTATCACCAACGCCTGAACAAGAAGTAGGGCAAGGGGGTATCTGTAATGGTAAAATTCAAACGGCGTTATGTAAGTCCGAAAGTTAGGGCTCGCTTCTATCTGAATGCTCGGGAGCGCACCAAAATGCTTGAGGACAATCGGGGAAACGCATTTATGTGTCGGTTGATATTCCTAGCGTCTATCAATCGGGGTGCTCTGGAGAACTTCCTTCAGAAAGTGCGTGATGAAACTCCTTTCACCCCCGAAGTTATTAGACCAAGCGAGCGTGCTCTGACCAAGGGGCGTTCGCCCAAGCGTCAAGGTACAAGCAAGAAGTTTCCGAGACTTGGAGACTAAGAAAGTGGGCGAGACGCGCAAGCGTCTCGCCCCTTTTTCTTGTCCCGGGGCGGGTGGGCGATCGGTGCGCATAGCACCTTGCACGCCCGTTCACACGATAGACACGATTACAAGGTTTAGTACGGTTTCTTGATGTAATGATAGTGTGGGTCTTACCAACAGCAGTCGTTCAGATAACGACTACGGAAATGAGATGAAATGACCACAGACAAAATACTCCATACAGTTGAACTTCCACTCAACCCAGACAACCACTATGGAACGGCAAGCACAGCGCTTGACTTGTTTCATCGGGTGAGTATTGCCCACATAATGGGTGAAGCGTCTGGCGAACTGATTCAGGTATGGCTAGGTACACCGACTAATGCCAAACTGTTCACGCTCGTAGGTACTGCCAAGAAAGACGGAAAGATAGTCTTTGTTGGTGAGTGTGCTGACCCCGATTTCCCAAAGGAGGTTGACGGTATTCGCGTCAATAATCTCTTTGCGTTTGAGGCAACACCGAACACTCGGATAAATGTAAAGACACAGCAATAAGAAAGTGGGCGAGAGGCGCAAGCCTCTCGCCCCTTTTCTTTGTCTTTTTTTTTGCAGGGTGGGCGATCGGTGCGCATAGCAGCTTGCACACCCTTTCACACGATACACGGTGTTTCTAGGTTTAGTACGGTTTCTTGGCATAAAGATAGTGTGCTTACCAACAACAGCAACCGTTCGGATAACGGTAGCAGAAACGAGATGAAATGAAACACAACAACAACAACAACTTGTATTGGACATTCGGTAGGCTGGGGGAAATCGTTGCGACGAATACCGCAGTCACGCTCAACACAGAACATTTCACCCAGCAGGAATGGGGGTGGATAAACGAAGCAACGGATGGTTGGCGGCAGGATGTCGCTATCGCCTGTTTCGTTCGTTCGTGGTATCGCTTCAATCGACAGATGAGCGAGAACGGACTTCCATGCAAGTGGTGCTCGTTCGTTGAGGATGAGACAACTGAACACGGATGGGTGTGGCTGACCTGCAACGACCCAGCACAGTCAATCACGTCAGAGGGTTGCGATTGGGGAAACTGCTAAGAAATCGGGCGAGAGGCGCAAGCCTCTCGCCCACTTTCTTTGTCTTGCGGCGGGTGGGCATTAGGTGCGCATAGCAACTTGCACGCCCGCACACACGATAGACACGATTACAAGGTTTAGTACGGTTTCTTGGCATAAAGATAGTCTGGTGGGTATCTACAAGCAGTCGTTCGGATAACGACAGCAGAAAAGAGAATGAGATGAAAGAGTACGAAGCAGCAAAGTCATTTGACCCGATGTTCATCATCACCGTTCAGGGGCTGGTGCGTTCAGCACTTGTCTCGCTCAAGCGTTCACGCAAGGCAGGTGGAGTGCCTATCGTGACGTGGCGAGAGACCGTTGGTAATCCCAACATTGAGTTGATGAAAGCAATGCTCACCTACGCAACTCGTGTTGTGGCTGAGGAACTCAACCGTGATGTTGAGACCTACTTCATCCAAGAAGTCGTGGACAACGCACGACGCTTGGAAATCACGGCAATGGTTCAGCGAACGGAGTGGGACGGATGAAAGATTCGGGGTGGGGGCGCAAGCCTCCACCCCACTTCTTTTTTTATCTTTTTTGCCGGGTGGGCGGTAGGTGCGCATAGCACCTTGCACGCCCGTTCACACGATGAAGCCATAATGAAGGTTTAGTACGGTTTCTAGGCATAGTGTTAGCGTGGGGAGTGCCGATGAGATAACAAACCTAGACACTCACGGCAAGGAAAGAACAATGGCAAAGGTAAACCTGAAGGACATACAAGCAAGGCTCGTGAAGCGTGGGCGTGAAGCCTACGAGAACGAGAGCCTGAGCGCAGAACTGCTTGCGCTCACGCACGACACGACTGACGCTTTCATCTTTGATGAAGCGACTTTCGCTGGCGAAGCGAAGGCAGACAACCCCGACTATGTGAACCACAAGAACTTGTGGCGCAACCGTGTCGGTTCCATTGCTGAGCGCAACGGAATCCCAAAGGATTCGCTGAGCGTTCAATGGACTGTTGATGGCGAGATGGTAGTCTCGTACAAACAGTCGTAGGCATACGCAAGGAAGGCGCCCGACCCGAAAGGGTCGGGCGTTTCTTTGGCTGGGGTTCAAGGTGCTACTCGCACCATTGAACCCCAGCTGGCTCCGGGGTGCTCTCTAGATCTCTTTAATACATATTCTCAGCTTGTGCGGGCGGGCGCTGATGCGTATAGCATCTAGAACGCCCGCCCCATAGGAATAGGTGTTTCACAAGGTTTAGCACGGTTTCTAGGCATAGTGATAGCGTGGAGGGTGCGGGGAGCAATACCAACCAAACAACCCGCAAGGAGAAACAACTATGAAAGTAAACCTGAAAGAAATCCAATCCCGCCTCGTCAAGCGAGGGCGTGAGGCATACGAGAACGCAAATCTCGTAGCCGAACTCCAAGCGCTGGACGCTGGCGACCCAACGGATGCTTTCCTCTTCGAGGAAGCGACCTACGAGGGTGAGTGCTCGTCAACGAACGAGGACTACACGAACCACAAGAACCTGTGGCGCAACCGTGTGTCGTCGCTCGCTGGTCGCTACCTCGGGGACGAGGTGGAAATCTCCGTCCAGTGGACGGATAAGGGCGAAATGATAGTCTCGTTCCGCCAGTAATACCGCAATAAGGAGCGCCCCGCCGAGCAATCGGCGGGGCGTTTCTCGGCGGTCGTTCAAGGTGCTATTCGCACCATTGAACGACCGGCTGTGAGAATGCCTATCTCACTTACTTTTAATATGCATTTCTATTTATGGCGGGGGTTCGATGGAGCGTATAGCTCCTTGAACACCCGCTCTCTAGGCAAGCGCATAAATAGGCGTTTAGTATGTTCTCAATACACAAAGATACGCTGGATGTTGTGAACGGGATACCAAACACAAAGAAAGGCAGGTAGCACTATGAAAGTGAACCTGAAAGACATCCAATCCCGACTAGTCAAGCGTGGGCGTGACGCATTCCAGGACCCAATCCTGGAAGCCGACCTACTCGCACTTGACCCTGCGAACGAAGATGATGCGTTCATCTACGAAGCAGGACAAGGCAATCCCGACGACGATAACTTCGTTGCGCACAAGAATAAGGTGCGCAATCGGGTTATCTCAATGGCGAAGACACACTCGCTAGAAGTCAGCATCCAATGGACTGACTTAGGCGAGTGCGTTGTTAGCCTAGCCAAATAACCAATGGTATTCCCGTTCACACGGAGTGCGTGCGCCGAAAGGCGCACGCATTTTCGTTTGGTGTTCAAGGTGCTATTCGCACCATTGAACACCAATTTTTATGTATTTCTATTTCCTTAACTTGATTACATATTCTCAAACTAAACCTTTTCATGGGTGTTCCAAATAAAAATGTATTTTTATTTGCACACCCATTTATTTTTATTTATTTATGCCTTTACTTTAATCTATATTCCTAACTAAAACTATTTATTTGTTTATGTGTTTCAAATTCTATTTAGTTTTGCCTATGCCGGCGCAGACAAAATTTTTTAGGGGCTACCCTTGTGTGCCAATGGCTGGGTAGTATCCTGTATCTATCCGTATACAGACAACTCGATCAATCCCGCAATTATTTGATGGGTAATAACACCGTTGTAATCAATCCGGCTTTAACTGTATATTAAAAATCGTTGATTAGTCGTTTGAACTATGCTAAAAATACTCGAGAGTTCTCTCGATTAAAGTGTCGATAGTTTCGGCTATAAAAAAATGTGGATTTGTATCGATTAATTTCTATTTTACTTTAAATATGTCCAGAATAGGCTATAGAAGCCCTAATAAGCGTTCTCAAATTATAAGTGTTTCACAATTGCACATTTTTTCTATCTTTTACCCCATTTTGCCCCACTTTTACCCACTTTTTACCACTTTTTACTATGTTTTGCCTATTTTTATTTATTTTTATATGCCATTTTAGGCAAATTTTTTTGGGAATATGCCTATATTAAAGCATATTCCTTTGCCTATGTTCCACGTGGAACAATGAACTATAATCTATTTTAATATTTATAACGAAGTTTGAACTCTCGTCTCTTACTATTTGACAATGTATAGGGTTGCGTATAACTTAAACTCCTGGATTGTCAAAGACTATGAGAAGCAATACGATTACACCCCATACTAAAGCTAATACTTTATTGATCATCATATTATTAATCCCTCCAATAATCAAATGCTACGACTACAAATACAGCGATTACAAATATAGAGAATACTAATTTATCCCAATCCATATTACTTACCCCGCATTTTTCTTTGTTTTGCTTTGATACGACGCTCTGTATCTTCCAATTCATTTAAACATGCCCCACAAGTTGTTTCATCTTCGGCATATTCTTCTGGTAGTTTATATCCACATCCTTGATCACACCATCTAATTTCTTCCCGGCTTTCTGGTTGGCTATTTGGTTGGTCATCCCATTCCTGTGCATTTACTTCCCATTCATGCCTTTTAATTAGCCCCGTCAGGACTCTATGGCTAATTATTTCAATTGCTTCATCTTCAGAGTCGGCAATAACCCAGTCAGAATAATATGCAGATATCAAGTATCTTTTCTTATCTTTAGCCATTTGTTTCCTCTACTTCATCGCACATCCAACCACTTAAATCTAAGTCGTAATAATCATCCATTTGTTCAATTGCCTTATCAATTGCTTCATCTTCATCAGATGCGGCTACCGTTGTTTGTAGAGTTGCAAAGTCGTCTGAGAAAGAAACTGTGTAATACTTCTCTTTTTTTTGTTTCTTTTGTTTTAATTCTGCCTCTAACTCTGGACTTAGTAAACGTATAATTTCGCCACCACCCGGCATATTAAATTTTTTTACTCCCATGTCACAAATCCTTCTTTCGTAATGTATGTGTATCCTTCTGGATTATCTCTTACTCTTTCTTCAATAAGTAATCTAATGTATTCTCGAGCCTCCTCCAGATAACTATAACAAAGGTTATAATCCCCGATAGGAAGAGGAATAGCCATATCTTCCAACTCTTGAAAAACGAGGTGAACATAATTAATTTTCTCCTCCAGCTCTTTTAGTTTGATCATATTTGTCCTTGTGATAATTTATTAAATATATTAGTACAATTATTTGTTATTTTTCTTTTCTTTCTTAACTTTTTTTTTAGCTTTTTTCTTGGCTACTGCTTCTTCAAGAATAAAAATGGCATAATCCATACCATTAACATAACCATCCCAAAAAGCACAATCTAAATCACCATCTGCTTCTGAATATTCTCTTGCAGTCATAGCATCTTTTCTTGCTTCTTTTATTTTGCTAATTTTATTTTGAATATTCATTCGTCTATTACCTCAATTTGTTCGTCTGGATTGTATGGTACTTCTGTTATTAGATAATTAATTCTATTAACCCAAGCAAAGCGGTTGATAATAACTAGATCTTCATCAGCCTGAACAAGTGTCCAAATATTGTTACGATTTGCTTTCTTTATTAACTCATAGTCATTCCCGTATGTTTCATAATAGATGAAACCATTTTTAGAATCAGGGTGAGAAATCGGTTTATATTTTTCTACCCAATCATCCCATTTAATTTGCATAACATTACTCTCCCGGAAGATATTCGTATTTATCCATTAACCATTGCATCCATTCTCGATATGCATTTTCATCTTCTTCTTCTGTTAAATAATCTGCTTGCGCCTCGAGCAATTTTACTAAATCTAATATTAGATCAGCTTCAGTTTTAAAATGTCTTTTCATACTGGTCCCCATCCAAGTGGTTCATTTGTTTCATCATCAAACCATTCAATTGTTCCACCTTCATTGCTAGATAAATCCTCTTGCAAAAATTCAAGAATTAATTCTTTGACTTTCTTTAGCTGAGATTCTTTATCTAAATCTTTATAAGATTCTATTATATCGTGAGTTGAATATACAAATTCAAATGAAACATTGGCTCTAACATAAGATGGTATATATGTATCTATCATTAGCTTTTCTCCAATTTAGTTTTTTCACCGGTTGTTTTTTGAATTTGTCTAATTAATACTTCACATGCACTTGGTATTGCTTCATCTAACAAATCATATGAAATACATTCTTCGCTAGAATTTGGACATTCGCTCCAACTAGAATATACATCAAACCAGGGATTATTATGCATAACAAGTCTATCTTCATCTAGGGCATCAACAAATTGTTTTTGTGTTTTGAAGTGTGTTAACAACTCTGTATGGTCTCTGATTAAAATACTATTATTTTTATCAGTATATCTAGTAATCCCATCAGCATAAATATCAACAGATAAATAAGTTTCATCGTGAGCAATAGTGCATACATATATGTGTGTGCTTCTGTTGCTAAAATATTCTGCTGATGACCAACCATCTCTTAAAGCCCCATAAAATATAGGATCGGCAAAAACTTTGAATTGATCAACTAGTTTATGATGTTGTTTTGGTGTAAACCAGTACATAGGCTTCTTGTAAATTTTAGTCAATTCACAAATGTCTGTAGATTTTTCTTTTTTCTTCTTTTTACTCACAGTCGTGCCCATAACTAGCCTCTTCTGCTGTTAATTTTTTACCACACTCTATACATTTTTTTACATAAATTACGTTGTCTTTATCGACAAGTAATTTAACCTTGTCGATAAAGACAACTTTACCATTTATCTGTGCAGTTTCTTGATTATCTTGACTCATACTAGCTCTTGATCTTTGACTTCTTCTTTCATTTCCGGCGTATCAACATTGAAAATTTTCTTGTTTTTAACCGCTTTAAATTCTTCCATTTTCTCATCTAGCGTTTCATTCATTGCACAAGTAGAAACTAAATCAAGATAAACTGTTTTATTTGCTAAATGAATTGCGTGATCTTCTAATTCTGCTTCTTGCTCAAGACCAGTACCTTGATTAATGTACTTCCTACTATCCCGTAATTGTTTGAATGCTATAAAATTCCCATCTTCATCAAACTCTTTGGAATACATTTCAAATATATCATCCCAATCTTCAACTAAATAACGATCGTGAATTTGTTGAAGAATCCAAATCATATCCGCAGAAGAAGATGTAAATTTCCATTCTGGATTTGATTTCATAACTACTGCAATTACATCTACATCATCTGCTGTTTGATTTTCAATATCATAATCTTTAGTTGCTATGCCTCTATTCATTATGAAACCAAGCGCACATCTAGTAGCTGTATGTTTAGTTGGTGACCAGCCAAAATACTTCATTGCATCACCTGGCATTTCTTCACCAGTTTCATCATCGGTATAGGTATCCATACCTTTTTCACCCTGTTTTTTCATTTCTTGCCAGACATAATAAAAAATTGCTTTGTCTGTCTTAAGCATTGTTTCTACATTTTCATTTTTCATTGCTATCTCCTGTTTCTGAATTGTTATTTGGAATTGTATAATTATGACCATTCTGTATTTCAGCTTCGTTTATATCTATTTCACCATTCATTGCTACTTTTTGATCCATACCAAGAGCGGCAAGAGATGCTATTGCTAATGCATTTTCTTCATCAATAGCATTTACAAAATAAGTAGTATTAAATGATACTGTAAATGGGTATTCTTTACTATTTAAGTTACTCATTATTATACTGCTTTAGACTTTTGTTTTAATTTTGGATTAAGCATAATTCCGCCATCATTATGATTCTCTTGATGGAATATAATTCTACCTTCGATAATGTCTGTTAACATATTAACTGCATCTTTGTAAGATATTGAATTTAGATCAATGCCTACGTTGAGCCAAGACTCATCGTTATCTTCATCAATTTCGCCTGATTCAGTGTGTAAATGTCCGTAAGCATCACCTAGTAAATGACTGTATTGTTTGGAAAATGACCAAACACTTGCTTCATCTCCATAAAATAACTTTCTGCCAACCCAAAGTGGAATATTCAAATAACTGCAGGCGATTATTTCAAATTCTTGATGAAAATCACGCGAGTCATTTTTGTTCAACCAGTTTGGTATTTCCCAATCAAATGCTACTGCAGTTGCAAATCCGGCAATACAGCCAACACTTGTGCAATTAAATTTATTGGTTGTTTTGTCAACAACAGGATCATTAACTATGTCAAGGTGATTGATTAAATTACTTCTTGCAACTTCGTGAACATAATTGTAATAATTATCCCAGTTCTTGTTAAGATAACCAAGAAATGTAGACATATTAAAGTTTGTTAAACCATTTTCTTCAATAGTTGAGATCAACTTTTGAAATGCTTCAACATCATAATCTTTATATGTGTTTCTTTGTAACTTTGTTGTTATTTGATCAAGTTTATTTTCAACTTTTTCTTGTTGTAAATCAAATTCTTCTGACCAACCGTGTTGAAGATAAACTTTATTAAGTCTTATATGTTCATTTATTGCTTTTATTGTTGCTTTAACTCTATTATTTGCTTTCATGTTATTCTCCTTGTTTTTTGATTTTATTTACTAATTTTAATACCTTATATTTATTCCATGAAATAATGTATTCTGAACCAAACTGCTCAGTCCAGGCAAAATCTTTATCTAATTTTCGCTCAAGACCCATAGCAATCATTGTATCTAAAAAATCAAAATACTCTTGAGAGTCAACTTTGAGTTTAACTAACAATTTTGTAACAGGATTCTTTATATGAATTACAGTTTGATCAACAACCGGCATAATAAGACTATAATTTGAATTAATTACTGCCTGAATTGTCAGTTCAAGTTCAGTCTTAGAGTCCTTTTTTTGCTCAACTTTCTTTTGTTTTTTTAGTGGCATACAACTTAATCACTCCATATTTTGTATTTTGTTTGATTTGGCAATAACCATCTCGTATTTATCCGAAATGACCGGCATTGTATTTGTATCCAAATAAATATCACCATCACGAATTAATTCAAGTACTTTTGCAGCCATTGAATAATTAATAGAAGCCATATCTATTTCTGGATATCGTTCATCATCTCCATCTCCATAATTGTATGGTTGCTCAAGTTTTCTAAATACATCTAACTCTGTAGCATTAGGATTTCTATCTTTTAGATCACACAGCATAGCCCAAATACTATTAGCTTCGCCATAAAATAACTTTCTGCCTATGATCACCGGCATATTTAAGAAGTTGCAAGCAACTTGTTCAAATAACACTTGTTGATTACTGTAATACCTTGAAGCTTCAACTATCAAATCTTCTTTCCAATCCAATGCTACTGCCATAGCAAATCCAGCAATACAACCAACAGTGCTACAATTGAATGCTTTTGTTGTTGAAATAAAAGCACTGTATGTCCTTGTTTCACTATCAAGTGGACTAAGATAATCACAGCTGACTGCACTTACTGTTTCAAATCCATCTAAACTAGTTGTTTTCACTTCATCTTCATCATAGTCAGATATGTCTTCAAGGATTCCAAGAAACAACTGCATATTAAAGTGCTTTGAACCGTTAAGTTCAATTGATGCAATTAGTTTATTAAAGTTTGTGATATTAAAATCCTTTGGTTTCATCAAAGAAAGATATCCGTTATTTTGCTCTATAATATCATGCCATTTTTGAACTATGTGAGCAACTTCTTCGTCTTCGAAATATTTAAAACCAATATCTTGAATCTCTATATTACAATCGATATAAGTGGTAAAAAGGTCGTTAACTGATGGTTTAGTTAAGACTATCTGCTCTCTCACTTCTTCGAGTACTTTATTGTTGTTGATAACCGTGCTCATTTATTTTCTCCTGTTGTTTGTTGATTTACTTAATCGTTATATTCGTTTGGATATTCGTATTCTTCCCAATATTCAGTTAAGTTACTAACTTTTGTTTTGTACCAGCACCCACAATATCTACAATAAAAATGTGCTATTTCACCCATTATTGTAAACACGCCATTTTGTTCGTAACAGCCGGGGCAATTAATCATATATCTACCTCATAATAATCACTATCTTCTGGCACACTGTGTGCAACTGTTTTCATCACAGAAATGTCTGTAATCTGTGTACCTTTAATTGATTTCATATAATCTACTTGATGGCGTACAAATTGATAACCTGAATACAGGGTTCTAATTTGTAAAATTTTATCGTTATGCCATAATATAATTGCGTAGTTGTCTTTTTCCATGCTACTCTCCAGAGTTGATAATTGCTTGATAGTTTCTCACTAATGGCATAATGCTAATAAGTTCATCGTCATTAAATCCAATTAATTCACCTCCTCCGTCACCTTTTGTTAAAATAACATCACCAACAATTATTCTATTTGTTCTCCATGCTGCAAAAAAGTTTATATCTAAACCTTTTATTAAACCTTCTTCATCAACAACTACAACTGTATTGTCTGGAAAGAAGGAATTTTCTCCTCTGTCTAAATTTACAACTTCAATCCAACCATTAATTAAATCATTACATTCATCAAATGTAAGTCCTTCATTATACTTACCTTCATAAATTGAAATTTCATTTGTGGTTTTGATTAATATATGTTTCATCACTCTCCTTTTTAATAATGGCGTTTCCGATAGGATTTGAACCTATAACCTATAGATTAGAAGTCTATTGCTCTATCCAATTGAGCTACGGAAACAAAAACCACGCAAAATAAGTGTCTCAGCACTTTATTATTTTGCGTGGTATCAGGGGGATTGTATAGATTACTTTGTTGATTTTTCTTGCTCTTGTTGATACTTATCCATCATTTGCCAGAACCTTAAATTTTCTCTCTCAGCATTTTTTTTATGAGCTGCCAGGGTAATAAGATTGCCTGTAGTTTTATAAACCACTTTGCCAGTATGATAAAACATCCTTCCATCTTTGAAAGTATGTTTCCACTTTTCACCCTCTTCGCCAGACCAAATTATATATGATCCATCTTCAATATAATATGCTAGTGCGCAAAGAAAGATATCTTCATTGCCGGTTTTGCTATTATACCAAAGAGAGTTAATTCCTCTTTCATCTTCGTGTACATCAAACCCAAGACCATGTAATATTTCTTGGAGTGTCTTATACTTTAAGTGATAATCTGCTGGCATCCAACTATACCATTTAGCTGGATGATAATCTAATCCATCCGGTCTAATAGATTTTTTGTCTAATTCACCACCATATGAACCACCAGATTTCATTACATCAAAATCTGGGTCTGTATTCAACCAGCATAAATTCTTGTATGCTTCATCAAATTTTTCTTTCTTGATGAACACATCATTAGGTGAATAGCATTCATCAATGTTTACATAGTAACCCATGTTTTATCTTCTTTCTTTTGTTGTTATAATGACCAGTGACTAGCGCCACCGTTATCGTATAAATATCTTGCTACTTTAAGATTACAATCAACATCAAACAGACCATTAATTGATGTTCCACAAATGTTTTTTGTAACTGTTTTCCAAGTCGAATTAACTTGCAGCAATCCTAAATCACTCGAGCCATCTTTATTCAATGTGGTATTGTGTGCTTTAGGATTACATCTACTTTCACGCCACGCTATATAAGAAAATAGCTTTGGTGGTAAGCCATACTCAACAAATTTAGACTCCCATTCAGGACATCTTTCAGACTTGTCTCTTGGGATTCTATTCTTTGTAATTTGCTCAACTTTTGCCATTGGCAATGTTGTTGTAGTAGATGTAGTAGATGTAGTAGATGTTGTAGTGATTGTTGTTTCTTCAACAATTACAACTTCAACAACAGATTGTTTTTGGTAAGAATCTTCTACTACTGTTTTTGTAATGATAGCGCCTGCAAAAGCGCCATATATTAAGCCTATAATTGCTATATAAGGCTGTGATTGAAACATAATATTTCCTCCATAGTTTGGTTTTGCGTTTTATCGCATTAGCATTTCTAAGAAAAGAAACGTCAGTAAATCAACAACTTTACTTACGAATCTTGGCTTTCACTTTATATAGAACCTCCATTGTTAGTTTTATGATAAGTGCTGGCGATGAGACTTGAACTCATATGTCACCAGTTAATCTTTCTACACTTTATAAGAGTGAGGGTATACGCCAGCTTTGGCTATTAGTTATCCTCTTCAAATAGATCGTCTAATTCTATTAGAGTCATCAGCTCTTTGTGTTTACTTGGCTTGTTAGACATATTTTCCGAAAGTAGTGGTCTAATATAATTATTGTAGTGAATTGTGTACACATTTCTTACATCACTAATATTTGCATTTTGTGCTGCAGCAATTTCCGTAAATATAACATTCATATGTGTCATAAATGCGTATATCAATGCAGGCATAAAGAACGGATTATCTCCGTAATCGGCACTAATTGAATTGAATAATGTCTCCAGAATTTTTTTGTTATCTTCCGGTTCATTATCATCAGCATTAGCAAATGTGGTAAACAGTTGTAATGCAATGTCTGTGTACAGGAATTCATCTTTATTGTTCATAATTTTTTATCTATATTCACTAAGTACATAATATGTATAAACATCTCGATTAGAGATTAACCATTCTAGCATAGTTATCTCGTTTTGTCTAGTAAGATATTCAATTACATACTGAAATGAGTATATATTTCCTCCTTCTTTGGAAATTTGTTTTGTTATTTCTTTTAGTTTTGTTGGTATAATTGTTTGTTTCATATGTGGGTGTGATGGGTTTCGAACCCATACTTTATTGATTTTAAGTCAATTGCCTCTGCCGTTGGGCTACACACCCTAACAATTATTCCACATCTTCTTCCATTTGCTTTGTTAATTCCATTATGTCAGATGGTGATTCACCTTTCTGTATTAGATCATTATGATAAGCTACATTCTTTGTTATCTCCCTAATTGATACAGAATGTGGATTATAAAAGTATTCTTTAACTATCCCGGGCTGTTTTTCACCAACAGAATATTCAAATATTCTTGCGTTCCAATTATCCGGCTTAAAACCGTGTAATCTTTCACAAACTCTGTTAGCAATTGCTACAGCTTCAATTACAGTAGATGTATCTTCTACTCTAACTGGAAATCGATACTCAACTATGTAATAGTTATCGAATTTCGGCATCTACAATCCTTTGCCAACATAGAATAATAATACAAAGAATGGTAATGCTAATATCCAAAGACCACAAATTAATAATAGGAAAAGACCAATTGGAAGGAATATGAACTTCAATACTTGCTCTTCGGTCATTTCAACTCCTTTATGAAAATGCTATCATCTTTTAGTGGACTAAAGAATGCGTTTGTAATAGATAAAGAAATATTATCATCACAGGGTGTCAGACTACCAATAAGATTACTTACAATTTCATTTGACTTAACTAAGAATGTCTTAGTGCCAACATTTACAATTGAACCGTCAAGTATATCTGATTTCTGAATCTTGAAATTTAAACCTTGCAAATATGGTAGATCAGATATCTTAACTTTGATATCACGACTACCTTTCTTCACATTGAGCACTTTTGCCTTGTAGTTTTTAACCATCAACTCTCCGATTCTTTTATCTGCTAGGTCTCTAAAATCTGGATGACTATCACTCATACCTGTTGAGTAATGATCAAATTCATGAACTAATGTACCAACAATGCCTTCAATTGATGAAGTTTTAGCGTGAGACTTTGTTATCAAAATTTGTCTTTGAGAAATAGGTTGTCTTGAATTTATGGTAAGACCAAGAATTTCTACAGAGTTTGGTGAAAATAAAGCAACTTTCTTTTCCATATCAATAAATTCAGGGATGTAGTCGCCAACTATCTTCATTGCTTGTACAAAATTTGGGTATTCTTCATAATCATAAGACAAATCATATGATAGTTCTTGACCAGCAATTACAGCAAGTGTTTTTACACCGGCAGATTTTAAGATCATATAAAGATTATCTGATTTACACCTAATTGGCACATAATCAAGTTCTTTTACTTTCCTATCAACTCCGGGGATAGTATACTCTAATAAACCCAGCAATACTGCTTTTTCACCAAACTTATTGGTGAATCTTTCTTGCCACATTTTACTTGCCTTAAGATATTCAAATGCTGTACTTGGAAATGACCAAAACTCAGTAGAATTTGAATCATATGGATTATCTCCAATTGTGTTTTGTAACACTTCATCAATTGCTTCTTTATTAGTCATTGAAACAATTGCTCTAGCAATATCATATTGAAGACCGTAATAGTTTGCAAGTTTTCGTTCTTCATTCAACTTAGCAGACTTTACATTGTAATGAAAATAGCTTGTTTCTTGTTCATCTTCATGAACTAATACACTCTTGCAATATATAGCCAAATTCCCGTAGTTATTTTTTAAGATGGAAATATCATCATCGAAGCGATGAAAAACTGGAGTGTTGTCACAATAATAATATTCATGTCTTGAAGCAATACTTCTCATTTCAGGAGTTGCTGAAATAAATACAGAAAACTCTCCATAATGATGTTTAGCTTCTCTTACAATTTCAAAACCCCAATCTGATGGAGTTATGGCGCTGTCTTTAGCATTGCTAACAACTTCTCGATAAATTTGCCATTCAGACTCCCAAGAAAGTCTGCCAGCATCAACCGTAAATGAAGATGGAATTTTGTTTATTCCATAGTCGTAATGAATGACTTCAATACCTTTAATATTAACTGGGGTGTATCGTAGTTCATACAACCCATCTTCATCTTCACCAAAAATTGCAAAATCAATTTCTTTTCTCAGTGCTAGAATTGGTGCATATTTAATACCGGAACCAAATTGACCAATTGTTTCATCATCATCACGCTTAGTAGATAGACCAAGATATTGCAAATGCAGCCTGTTTACTCCATCTGATTTATTCCATACCCTGATATACATATATCTCCTTTAGTTGAGTATTTTTTGATTTACTGCATTAATAAATTCATCACGAACATAAGCTTTTACATTATCAGAAAGCTCAAGTTTGTTAATAAAATCTCGTACATCTGCAACACTTAATTTTGGATCAAAGCCATCAACTTCTCTTCCATCAACTAAATGTGCATCAACTACATCTTCTTTTGGTTTAAGGTATTCATCTCTGTTGGCAAGATACTTCTGCTTTTCTTCTTCAATAACTTTCTTAGTGACATTCTCAGATACAGTAGTTATCAGTTTAACAAGATCAATAACCATTGTATCTAAACGTGGAAATTTTATCAGATCAACACTGCCTTCTTGAATCTTGTCCAAATGCAATGAAATATCTGAATTAACAGTATGGCAAATAGCATTCCAAACTGATTTACCAAGTGAACAAAGATTTGCTGGATTTTGACCTTGATATGAATCAAGTTGATTTTCAATCCATTCTTCTGTTACTTCAGAATCTTGTGCATTGGTAATTGCATTATTAACATCGCTTTCAATTGTATCCCATACATTATCTGAATTAAGATAGTCAGACATTTTATCTTCAATTTGGTATGCAACTACACTTTCAACATTGTCTTTAACCAGTAATTCAACATCATCTGAAATAGATTCCTTCATTTGCTCATAGACAACATCAATGAATTTCTCGTCTTTTGCCAAAGCATCTATAGCTACTTTTACTGGGACTGTGAGAGTAACTATGTGAGCAAATTCTTTGTCTAGATTGTCAATTACTTGCATTTCGTTTTCCATTTTATTCTCCTCTTGGTGTTTTATTGTAGTTGTAATTACATTTCCAGCAGCCTCTGTTCTTTCAAGATGCTCTGTTTGTTTCATATCATAGGTATCTCTACTTGTCATTTTTTCTCCTGTCTCAAGAAACATCACCTATAAGCATGACCATACATATCATAAAACCAATTAGCATATTCATACATATTTGAGTTTTCTGGGACTATCATTGATGCACCATCAAACCAATCTTGGTAATGATACACAACGTTATCAATATCTTCTTCGTCAGGATATCCTGACAAGAATATCTCAATAAAATCAGCTGGACCACCCCAACTAAATTGAACTTTAATTACTCTGTGACAAGATACGCCAATTGGGAACTCGTCAAGACTAGTTTCTGTATACTCGTGATTTTTATGTTGCTCTTCAATAAATTTACTTACTTCATCTTCAGTTGGCTCTTCGCCAGATGAAGTAGTTACTTTTTCGATAAACTCTTCAACTAACTCTCGAAGTTGTTCATCAAATTCTCCGTTAACCATTGCTGTCATTTCTTTAATCATTTGGTCGCGGGATTCAAACTTTTCTTGAATCAGTTCTAGACAAGTTTTTTTTTCCATAAACTCTCCTTAATTTGCATTAACCTTTTTGAGTCCATACTTGTTGAGCAAGTAAATTCATTGGGAAATCGGTAAGGCGATTAGTCTTCAATTTCACATTGTATCTACTAACAATAAGATATGGCAATGAAGTGAAAGTAACTACTTGACCACTACTAATCATTGCTTGTGCTTGAGCAATCACTAATGAAGGGTTGCCAATCTTTGCCAATACTTCTGACAATCGTTGTTGATCAACTTTCTTACCGTATCTGTTAAATATACAGGCAACAGCAGAAATCATTTGATCACGAAACATTTCATTGTTATTTGGATACGCAGCTTTTAGCGTCTGTAGTGTCTTTAGCAATACGGTTGCGCCGGCATTGTCATACACTTTACGCAATGTTGCAACACAACGAACATTATCTGGACCAGGGGCAAAATGAATTTTTGCTCCGACTTTCTCGACAATTTCATTGATAGCAATTGCTGATTTGTCTCCAGCAACAATACCAGCTTTAAAGATTTGCGCCGGCGTTGGCTTTGTATGTTCTTTATTAGTCAGAGCAAAGATGTGTGCTTCATCTTCAATTGATAGACCAAAGTAAACAAGTGCGTTTACATTTGCGTCTTTCATTCCCATAGCAATAAGCGAGTGATACCTATGGCTACCGTCAATGATTGCCAATGTGTTATCATCACGCATTGAGACTGTGATTACACCAAGCAAATCTGGGTTAAAATTCTTTGTGATACGGTTGATTTTTGCCTTCAACGGCTGTCGTTGATAGGTATAATCAACAAACATATCAGAAATTTTGATCAAAGACGACATCTTTGAGATGTGTCCAACATCAAAGTTTGCACCAAGAGATTCGTGTTTAGTAGCAATTGCTACTTTCAAATCTTTGTTTACTTGTTTTGTGGTTAATTGCTTGGATGTAGTTTTGTTTTTCACTACTGTCTCCTTGTTGTTTAATTTGGATAATTGCTTATTTTTCATGATTAGCCTCCTAGGTTAATCTTATCTCTTTCGGCAATTTTTCTGCCGTGGTTGTATTCTTCTATAACATTTACTTTTAAAGTTTCTAAAAAGTATTCTTGTAAATCAAGATTGGGTGGATTGTTTACATTATTCATACAATCATTGTATCCAATAGCAAACCAATACTTTGCTGTATAAGAAACACCTTTAGATTTAACACTATATGCCATTAGAGTTCATTTTTCTGAAGTTTATATTTAATCATATGCATAGTCTTATTTACCACTTTAGAAGCAACAGATTTATAATCTTCTTGTCTAAATAAACTGCGTAAAGTACCACGTTCTCTTGAAGTGAAACCACCCCATACTCCAAATTTAATATCTTCATTTAGAGCATAAGTTAAGCATTGTTCAATAACAGGGCATTCTTTACAATAAGCTTTTGCTTTGTCTGTTTCTTTCTTTATATTTCTATTTTCTTCATCTGATTCAAAGTAAAATACATCAATAGGTACGCCTTTACAGGCTGCCCTATCGCGCCATATTTCTTTAATTGGACTAAATAATTTACGATTCATAGTACGGAATAACTGGCTTTTCTACTAGTGGATTAAGTAATGTTTGCTCGTAAGATTCATAATACTTTTCAAGTGGCAAACCAATTGCTTTTAGTGAAGAAATTAGATGTGAGATGTGCGATGACATTGCAATAATAACATTCACCGCTTTGTTAACATCTACTTCTCCATCTTCTCCACAACACAAATTGATTAGTTCAAGACCATAAACTGTCCTGCCTTGTGATGTATCATAGTTTGTAGATTTAAACAGATTAGTTACCTGTTGTAATGTATTGACGAAATCTGTCTCGTCAGACATTCCATCAGGAATTTTGTTTTCTACGTTTGCATTTTCTATGTCTTTTTTGTTGTACATATTTTCCTTAATACCAAATTGATGAACCATCGGCGCTTTTTGATACAAAATTTAACCACCAAGCAGCGTATATCCAATCGGCAATTAATTCTTGTGGATCACAATCTTCTTCTTTTGATGCATAAGCGTATGCCTGCTCAGCAAATTTTTCTGCATTATCTTTCATCCATTTTGACATTTCTGAACAATATTCTGCTGACATACCTTCTTTCCCATCTTCAAATCCTTCACCATAAAAGTGATATGTTGTATTTTCATATGCATCAAAATCACCATTTTCAAGCAAAGAAATTAAAGCATTTCCATACTTTCCGCGATACCAACAACCAGTTCCAAGCATTCCGTATGATGGTTTTGATTTAGATACCATTGGATCTAAATTAAACTCAATATGCCAAGGACAATTGTTTTTAGCAATTGTTTCATCGCAATCTATTCTCCCATCTTCAGAATATATAACAGTTCCGGCTTTTACACACGGATATTCGTGTGGTATATTATCTAACCCCACAACCTTGTTTCTCCTCTCTTGCTTTTTGTTTTCTAGCTCTTCTTCTTTCATTATTTTTAGCTTTGTATTGCTTTTGCCTTGAAATATTAATAGTTTTTTCCCACTTAGGAGTCTTAACAATTTTTTTGTCTCTAAATTTAGACTCAATCCATTTATTGTGGGCAGTAAAGGCATACTTTTCATCGTGTTCAAATAGCATCTTTACCGATAGAATATCTACATTTTTGTAATGATACTCAAGACCACTTTGATATTCAACTACTAACTTACCAATGTTACTAGATGTATTGTAATCAAATTTTGCTTTATTGATAACAATGTCATCAAATACTTTACTTATCTTTTTTCTGTTACTCATAATCTTCTCCAAATTGTGCTTCCATTTCCATAAAATCTTCTTCATCAGCCACAGGATAATTTTCCAATTTATCTTGCCAGAACATTGCTGATTTAAAAGCTTCAGTAATATTATCAATTACTACACCAGATTCTTTATCTTTCAGCACACGGCATAATAGTCTATCAATACTACCGACAGCCCAATGCCTGTATGTTTCTATTCGGAAATCATCTGGGAATCTCTCCATTAGGTCTGAGGAAATTACTTTAAAATTTGACAACTCAAGAGCATCTGAATCTCTGGTTTTATCAAATCCACAAAATCCCCAAGTTACAAATGTATCTTCTGGACCCCAATACCCAAAGTCTTCTGGCTTTTCAATTGCATCACCAGCACACTTTAAAAGATTTTCCGAATAAATAAATTTAGTCATTTGATCTCCAGTTTTCCATAAACTCTGTAAATGCTACTTGCAATGAACCTCTGGCAGTCATATAATTAAATACATCTTCACCTTCACCAGCAATTGATAGCATAGAGGCATATTGAATTGCTGTATTACCAACTAATGTCATTTTAACTCTTTTTCTATCAGGATGTTCAGATGGTGGTAAATGGCTATTTTCATCATTGTCGTTATTAGGCGCAGCCCAACCAGCAGTCAATACGGCAAGTAAATTGTATTCATTTAACTTGATCGCCTTAATTGTTCTTTTGCTACTTAGCAATTTGTAAATATCACCATTTGAATTAACAGTTTCGTATTGAACACCTTCATCTGACATTTTAATGCCAACTAGTGTTGCAGCTTTTACTTCTCTGTATTTATCTACATCTGTATGAATATTTCTTACAATTTGTTCAAATAGCTCTTCTGGATAAATTTCCATTGTTTTCTCCTGTTTTGTTGTTTATTTGTATAACATTTCATTAGTTTTATCACTTGCCCATCTAAAAGCATCATCTTCTGATGTTTCACCAAAAAATTGCTCACACCTTACTTCATTTATTTCTTCGCGCCATACTTCGGCATAGGCAAACATTCCACCGTATGTACGATTTTGTTTTGGATCATATCCACTAGATGTCCAGATATAAACAGTTACAATTTTATTTGTAAATGACTCAAATGGGCTATCTTCTTTTTGAAAATCATATGTTTTGACCCAATCGTGTAAGACAGTCATACCTGTTTTATCTGCTTCATCAATATTAAACGATCTAAATTTCATTGGAAATGTTTTTATCTCTTCCATTACCAATCTCCTTTTTCTTGTCTAATTAAAATTTCAAAGTTATTCAACCATGCATCTACTGGTAATCTATCGTGAATAGTTTGCAATCTATCAATTAAAATTAAATCAACTTTCCAGTTTGGAAGTGATTTTTGCAAAGCTTCGACAATTGCTTTATTTGGACGCATATTTGCGTCTAATACTGTATTGCCTTCAAATTCTATATCATAAAAACTATCATCAATAAGGCAACCAACTGCACATTTTGTACCGTCTGTTGTACGATAATTGCAAGAAATTGGTTGTTTTGGTTGTTTTTGATTTTTAAAAAAATCACGAACATATTCAATTACATCAATGTTTGTATGTAACTCATTTAATGTTTTCATATTTTTCACTCCATTTATCATAATTGGGTATGTATTTGCTTTTGTCATATTAGTACGACACCATCAATCTACTAAATTTCCATTCCCATTCATTTGGTTGAAAATGATCGTGAATATTTTGAAATTCTTGCAATAACTCCATATCAATTTTCCAATTTGGAACTGATTTTTCAACAGCACTATACACTCTACGGTCAGTTATTGTTTTATCTTCAAAAGATGTTTGATACCATTCATCATCTATAAGCCAACCAATAGCGCACTTTAAATCGTAATCTTTACCACCACGATACTTACAGTTCCCATTATAGACTGATCGACTTTGTTTTCCTTGACTAATTAAGCGATCACGAACATATTCAATAACCTGATGATTTGTTTTTAATTTACTCAGTGATTTCATATCTTCCACTCCATTTATCGTATTGATAAATATGATAATTAACAATTGCTTTTACGAATTTGGCATCTGGGGAAACAGATTTGTTATTTCGAATAAAGTTATTAACCCATTCAGAAAGTGTTCTAGTGCTGTGATTTGTTCCAAGACCAATATGACTTTTTACATCATTCATTGTCATAAACAAATCAAATGGCTTCCATTCGTCATTTTCATCTTTCTTCCACTCTTCCATAAATGATCGACCAGTAATTTCTTCAATTGCTTTAGAACGACCATAATATTCAGCAGCGTTGCTTTCTTTAATTTCACCAATGGCAACAGCACCACCCCAGAATATAAATGTTTTAGTTACCGGTACTAAATCAAATACTTTGACTCCGCCTTCTAATCTTTCAATATAGGCAGAATCAATGTTGTCTTTATACATTGCAATTTCACCAATATTCCATGATAATGGCATTATTCATCTCCTTGTGGTGTATTATTTTTATCGTATTCTTTTCTTGCTGCACTAATTTCTTCTTGAACAGGCATACCTAGTTCTTCAAGAATAAAAATGATTTGGTCTAGGATTTCACCATCATTCATTTCTTCACCAGGTGTTGCTATTATTTTCATTATATGTAATAATGCAGATGATTCACTCATTGTCATTTTATTCATCCTCCATTGTTAAACCTTTAATTGCTATTGCTACCATAATGCCGGCTATTGATAGAATCAATAACATTAAAACTGCTTCAAACATTTTGTCTCCCATCTTCTATAAATCCGATTTCACCATATTTATCTTCAAAATTTGCTTTGGCTGATTCATAAACCCATTCAAATTGTGGATGGTCTTCTATTGGACCATCAAATAAATGTAAATGTGCGTACTCTGTCATTCTATCAAATGTTTTTTCAATAAATCTTTCCATATATTCTTCAGACAAATCTTCAAAAGTATGGCAAGTTTTAAATGAAAACCCACACAACAATCGTATTTTATTTTGAACAACTTGATCTTTTCCATTGTCAAAATCATTGCTTGAATGCCAAGAATTATATTTAGCTTTACAAGCAGCAAGAAGTCTTTCTTTATCAACAAGAGATAAATTTACAGTATCTTTTAAAATACCTTCTTGTATCAAAAAATTTGCTCGCCATACACTGTTGTCATCTGAGTATTCAAATGTATGATCAAAAAGAACAATTCTTTCTTTGAGCTTTTCTAATGTAGATTCCATTATTAATATCCCCTCGCTAGTTGGTTAAATGCTATTTCATCTGTTTTATCATTTTGAATTTCAAGACGCTTCTTTATCATAAAGAAGTAATCTTCTACCTTCATTAATTTATTCAATGATACTTCATCCCATTGTTCCGGGAAATTGTTATCAATATCATACACAAGTTTGTGGTCTGGAATGTCTGAATTATAAACTATCTTGATACCTATATACCTACCAAAATCGTGGTCATTATATGTTTTTTTGAAGTCTAAACCAAGTGGGTATGCTTGTGGAAATGTTCGCTTCAATTGATCAATCAATACATTGGCTTCTAAAGTTGCCAGATTCCAATAATTTTCATGACCAATTTGTACACAAGGTTCATTAGAAGGAACTGTGTCAAATTCTAAATAATCGGTTGGCATTATTTTTCTCCTGTTGTTGTTTATTGATATTATAAATACAATAGAAATAGGCGGGAAATATTTATATCCGTGTATTCATCTGTAAGTACAAACCCAACTAAGCCTTACAGATATAGTTATCATAATGATAACAAATACTTTGATATGATCATTACAATCATACATATTTCCCTTCACCCGTGAAAGGAGAGGGCTAGCCTATTTCTATTCTATTTATAGTTCTTCCCAGATTCTACGATATTGAAAAACTTCATCATCATTACCAACTAAATATAATGAGATTACGTGTTTTCCAAGTTTTCTATCATCTGAACCAATGTATGGATAAATCATTTGAATTGCAAATTTCCATTTACGAATAAATTTAATGTTGTCTCGATTATTGCTATTCCATTTATACTGAGTAATGTTGTAATCAGTATTTAAATACTCTTTGATAGTTCCGAGAAATACATATTCAAAGTGTTTATCTGGCACTGGTCTTGGCGTAAATCCATCATTTTTAATTGCATTATCAAATAACCATTGCTTTTCCAAAACCATAAGATATTGCCCATCAGTGGTTGTCTTGAATCTATTGTAGTATTTTTTCATTACGGGTTCTCCTTTAAGGTTTTGATTATGTTAATAATTTGATCTTCTAATAGAGATACTCTATCTGACAAATTAGATGTGCAGCTTTTAAGATTTTCCAATATCTCCGTTACAACTTTTGTATTTGATGATTCTTGAGCAATTGCTTGCTGCATTAATTCAGCAAACTTTATAATTTCGTTACTGTCAATTTCACTCATATTGGTCTCCTTTGTTTTGCATTTCTAAATCCCACAATTTAAAATCCGCATTCATTTCTAAATCCAATTTCCAATCGTATGGATCAATTATTTCGTGCATACCAAGAACTTCTTTTGTAATGCAATATTGCCAATTTTTTCGATAATTATTCATTGTTGTACCTTTCCATTTGATTTTGACTGTTTCTTCATTTTTAACATCTGCTAATTTTCTGATTATCTTTTGATTTTCAAACACCCATTTATAAAATTCATTACTCATCAAATTTACCTTCTTTCTTTGCTTCCCAAAGTTTAGCTATAATCATTGCTTTATCAGCATCTGTCATTCCACGAATTTTTTCAGCAATGTTATAGCATTCATTTCCTTCTCGATGTTTTCCAATGGCATAGTAATGGTTTCCCAATTCTTCCCACTCTTTCCATTCTTGTTGCTTATCCATAAAGTTTCCCTTCTTTTAACTCCATAATTCGAACAAATTTATCAATACTAAATACGCAATCAAGAGCACTTTCACCACAATAAATTGCACCATTGATAACAAAATTGTTGCTTCTCTCACCATTAGATAGCACTAAATCTATATAATTAATTATTTTGTATTTGTTGGTAAATCTAACAAAGACATCTCTATCTCCATCATAATGTAAAATTACCATACGAATCATATAGTATGATTCAAAGTTTTCGTGATTTTTATCTTTTTGCTTTTTCCAAGCAAGTATTTCGGTTTCTCGATGGAACAATGTTTGTTTATCGTAAATTTTAGTCATTAGCATTCCTCTCTTAGATGTTCTTCAATAGTTTTATCAATATCTTTATCTGTAAAACACCATTCACAACATCTTGAACCATCAGAATTTATTGTGTAATGTCCACCTTTTTGTGTAAGATTTGGATCAACTATTTTCATTACTTTAACTGCACAACTGTGACAGAGTGAAATTTTAAGTCTATCTTTTTCACCAATTGTATCAAAGAATTCACCATATCCACCAAAAATGTCAAATGATAATCCATTGTCTATTTGCCACAATTTATCATCTTGAAATGGAAATTGTTCAAATACGGGAATTATTTCTTCTGAACAAGATGTACAAACATATTTACTCATTTTCAGTAATGCTCCTCGTTTATTAGATATTTACAAATCTTGAATATTTTATTTAAGTTTTTATGATCTGGGTTATTTATACTTGCATTACGCAATAACCAATGTGGGTCTCTTTGTCTTTGAAAAGGAATATCCATTACCTTTGTCAAATTTTCAAGTTCATTGAGAAGTTGATTTTTGGTTTTGTTATCTATCACTCTAATCCTTTTGCTTTTCGAACTTCGGCAATTTGTTTTCTAAACTCTTCTAACTCTTTTTGCTTTTGTTCAGGATTGTTATTGGTTTTATTACCATAACGAATCCACATTAGTTTTTCCAAAGTTTGTTTCTTGCTTTCTTGTCTTTCAATTTCATCTTTCTCCAACTTATCAAGTTCAATTTTGATTTCCTTGATGTTTTCATCATTAGATTGCTCAACACAATCATCAATAGTTACATCAACACCTGATTGAAGTAGACTAATAATAAGTTTGAGTTGATTGATTTGATTTAGTCGAAGGAATAAATCTTCATCACCTAAGTCAATAACAATGCCTTTACGAGCATTTGTAATAACTCTTACACGAAGTAATGACATAATAAATTGAATTTCTTCTGCTGTATCGTATGTCACACACTTTACATACTGCTTTACTGCCGGCTTTTTCTTTCGCCTGCGAATACGACCAGACTTTATCAAATCAGATAGATTGACTTTGTTAGAGTTTGGATTTGGAATAGCCTTATGCTTTACAATACGGGCTTCCACATCTGTGAGTTTGATTTTAGTCATTACTTTTTACCTTTCTTTCCATAAGTGTAATAATCAAATTGTGACGGGTGAATAAATGATGAACTTGTAATAACATTTCCTTTTCTACTACGCTTTGGCTTTACCCAATTTTCTGCGTAATCAGAACCTTGTGGATAAACAATTTCTACGCCATTTGCTTTCAATTCAATAAGTCTGAGCAAATACATTAGTTGTTCACACTCAAACTCAAAGCCTTTGTCTGTGACTGCGTATGTGCGTATGTCGCGTTGTTTTTCACAAGATTTGAAATAGGTAATAGTGCCATACTCAATTGTTCCAAACGCTAACTCTAAGCCAAAGAGTTTGCGATAAACTTTGAGGAAATAATAATCTATGTTGGCATTACGCAGTGCGTATGCCAATGCGTCTGTGTAAGACTGTTTGTAATCCGATAGATTTGTCATAGTAAATCCCTTTCATTGATTGTTTATTTTTTTATTTGAATAGTTATTTTTGGGCGTAATCGTGGTCGTGGGGGCAAGGGTACAGCATAGAATAAAAAACAGCAACCTCACAGCAAATAAATATTTTGAAAAGATTATTTCGCATAGGCAATCGCACAGGGCTAAACAGCCATCATAAAGGCTTTATTAAAGAATGATCGGACAGCTATGTAAATAACTATTTTGCGGGGCTCGTTATGAAGTAAATAATAAACGAAATTTAGTACACGCTTACCAAGCATTACTAAATAATATGATATATGAACTACCCGTGTTTTTTTCTATTTACAGGAAAATTTGAGTATATATTTTTCAGAGTCTAAGGGTCTGAGAAAAAAATCCATTTTCGTAACTGATTTCAGATTATTCCAATACCGTTGCGTGCTTCTCTATGAATGACATCAGAGTTCCTTTATATTTCATACGACCTATATGTGTTAATTCAATACTCGGCTCTACCCAAATCTTTCCACCAATGTTTTGCCAATACCTACAGAAACCATAATCTTCAGAAAGAAATCTATTAAGATGCGGATCGATATACGAATTGAAGAATGCATAAGTCCATTTCTTTTCTGCATCATTCAAAGCACCGGTGTCATCATTATATTTTAACTCTGGATACTTCTTAATTAATTTATGAATAACTTCCCTTTTAATCAACATAAACCCCGTGCCGGCATCAAAGATTTCTATTGCACCATTACTTACATTAAGAGTTCTATTATCTGCACTTTTAACAGGGTTGATTACAAATCTTACGCTATTTTCTAATAGCAGATCTTTCGACATACTAGCTTTTACATTTTCCTCAACTCTATTCCACTCAATTTGTTTTATTGGATAGGCTGCAGTAACAACCTCTTTATTATGCCAAAGAAGTTTTATAATTGCCTCCGGCTCCCACGCAATATCTGCATCAATAAACATTAAATGCGTTGCTTGTTCATACGCCATAAACTTAGCGATTACATTATTACGCGCTCGATTAATTAAACTGTCAGTAATTGTGCAGAGACCAAATTTAATTCCGTGATCTCTAAAATACATCATAGTTTTGATTAATGATAAAACTGTTGGTTCAGATATTAATTGATCATAACAAGGTATTGCGAATAGAACATTCCATTTGGAAGCTACATCTTGACTAATCTCGATTTTTTGTGTCTCAAATAATGGCATACAAAAATTATACTAAAAAAAAGTGGGGCTTGCGCCCCACCCGAAAAAATATTGCTATTTGTTTCTAAATTGTTAATTACGCCTTAACAGTTGTCTTGACGTTTTTAACATCTTTTGCTTTTACTGAAGTATTTTTGGTAATCGTAACTTCAGCATCATTCTTCCCCGGCACTCTGAAATAGAGCGTTTCATTGACTTTATCAAAGTGAATCTGAACTTGCAGATTCAACTTTTTAGCCTGCGCTCTAATTCTCTGTTGCATTGAATTGTATTTCTTACCAGCAACAATTCCCGTAATTGAGAATGCGTTACCAGTTTCAGATGACAACACCAATGTGTCGATAATTTGCTGTAACTCAGCAGATGTACGACCACTGCGTGAAATAACAGGGAAATTGCTTGCTTGATTAATTTGCATTTTATGCTCCTATTTACTAGTTGTTTTTGTCGCCTTGTGACGACAACACAGATAGTAGCAGGTCAATTAAAAACTACACAGTGTTCGCTAAACTATTTTCGAAGAGTTTTTTTCTTGTTCCTGCTTGATCATCTTTACCAAACCATTTATCTGTGCAGTAAGCACCGCGTTTTGAGCTACTAAATCAGCAATTTTATCTGTAAGAATTGCTATAATATCTGCCGCTTCTACCTGTATGTTTTTGTTTATATCGATTCTATCCACTTTCCCACCTCCTGTCCTGGTACATTTAATTCCTTATATCCGGGCGTGAATTCTCTCAAATTATGATTATACACGCTTGCTGTGCCAAATTCTTCGAGATCTTCATCAATCTCTGACTGCATAGAAAAATCTAAGATTTCTACTTCTACTTCTTGTTCGACCGCCATATTTTCTACACAATTAAATACCGAACCAGCCAAAGAATCTGCCATATCTTTTGAACCACCAGATGGGTGATCAATTTTATTATTACTAAATAATCTAAGCTTAAGTAGCTCTTCATTTACCAATATCTCGTTCCAATATCCTCTTAATCTTGTATCGTATATAGATGTCATTAATGTGTCATAGTCAGTCTTTTTTACGCTATGAAAATCAGCTGCGATTCCTTGCGCTCTCAAACTTTGAATCATTTCAATAGATTGCCATCTATCAAATGTAACTTTAGCTACATCAAACTTTCTACACAAATCGACTATCATTTGCCTCACAGATGCAAAATTAATTTCTTCGCCTGGTGCGGCTTGCCAAGAATATATTAAATCAACATTTATTACCGGAAGCTTTTCTACGCCCATAGAAGTTTTAATTTCTTTAAACCCAGCACAATGTGTCAAACAAAGAGCTGATCTATCTCTTTTAAATCCTAAGTCAACATGTATAAATCTTCTGTGACCATCTGAATTATTAAACCATTTATGAAACCTTCCATCTTCATCAATCGGATCATCTGCATACATAAATGCTTTTCTAACTAAATCTTCATCTCTAAAATATGCGTCTTCCATTGTAGGTGGTTCACATTCAAATCTCGATGCAGCTTCAATAGGATTTCTTATGTATTCAGACTCAAGATCAGATCTCTTAATTGTTGGATTAACTTCCCAGGTAGCTGCTTTTATATACCATGTTTTTGGCTCGTTTTTTTCATGAGCACCAAAATATCTTTGTTGAATAAAATCACCTTTATATCTAGGGAATGATAATAAAATTACTTTACCTACTTCTGGGAATCGTGACATCACAGATAACTTGCTCATATTATATATTGCAGAAGCTGACCCTTTAGCTCTTGTATCACCTTTTAATTCGATATCTGTTTTAAAAGCAGAGATCTCGTCTAAGACTATAGTTAATACTTCATAACCTTCCCATCCTTCACTTTCTGAGTGACCGGAGAATAGCCTTACTGGTCTGGAAAAGAAAAAGATTTCTGACACTCTAGGTTCAAACCCAACGCTATTAAAATACGGAGATCCAAGCAATAGGTTTTTTAACGGCTCAAAGAAAACCCTTTGAGCTTGCTGTGCGTTTACAGCTAGGTTTAGTAGGTCAACATATACGCCATTTGCTTTACCGTAGTAACTGAGAGGATCGCGTAAACAATGTAGCAAATAAGCCGTATATGCGATTGAAATTCTGCTACAATGGTCTTTGCCAGACCCCTTACCTAACATACAAATTACTTCATTATCAGTATATTTTTTATAGTATTCGAGACCATTATGTTCACCCATAAGCTTTTGCAAAGTCGGCAATTTAAATATTTGCGTACTGTGTCGAACTATTTCAAGCTGTATATTAGACAATGGCGGCAAGCCAAGATATTTTTTTTCTTGTACAAATGTTTCAATAGATACCGGTTGTTCCATCAATTCATCTTGTCTAAGCAATCTATCAAAGTCTGCAAATTCCAAATTAATTCCAAGGTACTCAGACATAATTATTTACCAACATATGACTTAGAGGCTTCAAAACCCGTTCTCAAATTCTGGACATAAAGGCTCAAAAACCCGTTCTCAAATTCTGACATAAAACCCCTTAATTACCGTTCTCAAATTCTGATGAATTTGTATCAATGGCTGATTCTTTTGAAAGATCTATTCTTTCACCTGACATAATTTCAAATGCAATTTCTAATTCTTTTCTGACCTCTTCTGCAATCGCGGGATGTTTTGCAATAACATCTCTTAGTATTTTAGAAAGAATTTGATTAACATTTTCCGCTTTCTGCATTCTTGCAATGTACTCCCCATCAGCTTGATTGCCGCCCATAAGTTTATGCAATTGAGCTTTTTTAGATGCAATCTCCCCGGCAAGCTTGATTGCCTGAATTCTTGCGGCAACCATACCATTGTCTGTTGCAATTGCAATTGTTTCCCAAGCCTCTTTGCTTAGTTGATCAAACTCCTGCAATGCTTTAATTGTATTAAATTGAACCCTTTCAAGAAAATAAGGATCTTCATCAACAGTTTTATTTAAGATAATTTTATATTCTTCTACATATTCTTTTACTTCATTTGGTTTTAGCGACATCAATGCGCCAATCTCTCTATTACTATAGCCCTTTACATGAAGTAAACCAACTTGTTCTACATCTTTAATTTTATCAATTAAAGATTTATTTTTAATTGGTTCGATATCTGACATAATCTCTCTTTATACTCTTGACTCACTTTCTCCCAGGTAAGATTTTTATGGACCCATTTTGCGCCATGAAAAGTTTTATCTGCTACTTCATCGTAGTTATTTACAACATATAACATTTTATCACATAAATCATCGAAATCCGGCTCTGCCCAGTCACCGCACCCTTCGTATATTCCGAACATATTCATAGTTCCCCACTTATAATTAAGCGGCACAGACAGATGTGCAAACTCAGTACAAGCAGTAGCGTTAGTGCAAATAGTTGGAATACCTTTTGCTATACCTTGCAATGGAAGCAACCCCCACCCTTCACCACTTGTAGGGTATAAAACACAGTCCACTTCATCATAAATTTTTGCAAGATCTGAATCAGTGGTTTGCCAATCAATTACTTTAATTCTATCGTGGTCTTTCAAATACATTCTAGAACCATCATTAAAGTAAATTCTTGCATCTGCATGCCCATTTGATTTATAAATAAGATTAAAGCGGTCATCTTTGCCAAACAGCTTTAGAAAAGCGTTTACAGACATCTGGGAGTTCTTTCTGGTCGACGGAGAGCCTATACTTAAGAAAGTAAATCGCCCCGGTTTCCTCAATATTCTTGGCTCAGAGGGCATTGAGTAGATTACATCATTAACACCAAGTTTAAAATCATAAACAGGTATCTTAACTCCAGAGTTGATAAAGACATTTTTAGCCCATGCAGATGTTGTCCAAAACTCATCAGCGCTATTAATTAGATCAATCCAGTTTGCTGGTATTTTATTTGTTTCCCAATATGTAAAACAAACATTGTAGCCAGGTTTTTTATTAAAAAATATTGGCAAAGCATTATAGATATATATATCAGCAGAATTTGTAGATTTTTCATATAGAAAATTTATGCCCGCATTATGCAGTTTGTTAATTTCTTCTACCCGCTCTTTGCTTTGATCAGTAATATTTTCTTCTATTAGGTCAAAATCATTTTTCAAATATGATTTTAGATATGAAGCAGAATCACTGTACCCTTCAGACTTGTTCAATATTACTGCTGTAGTCCATTGCACTCTCATCTATTTTAAACCCAATCTCTCCGCCTGCCGCAGCCGCTTCTTCTTTCAATCTTGGCAAAGGTAAGCCGTGAATTTTTGTATACTCAACTCTATAATTATACCACCCTTGAACAGCTCGCCACATTCTATCATCAGTAGTTCGTGCAAGTTCTTCAAGCTCCTCAGTTGATATTAAAAAACTAAGAACGCCCAATGGCATATATACAACCACGTCATAGCTTGAATTTTTTCCCTCTGCATATTTTTTTAAGAGCAATTGAAATTGCCTAATTGTATCCTCTACAGGCTCGCCGGCAAAAAAATCAATATTACCATATGCATTTCTAATCCGAGGGCAGTAATCATCAACTCCTACAATCGTACCATAACTTCTGCAAACCATCGGGCGATGATCATAAATTGTGCATCCATTTTTATAGAATGCGCACCACTTTTCAGTTTCGCCGCCAAACTCCCAACTAGTGTCATTCATTGCTTCTTTTAACTTTAGTATAACTGCATTAAAAGATTGTTTGGCAAATTCTTCACCTTTATTTTCTAGATCTAAATAATATTTCCTATTTATATTGTATGCAATATTTGCACACTCAGCCATATGAATAGTAACACCAATCTTACAGCATTTACCTGAACCGAGGCACTTAAACTTACCACTATTTTGACGAGCCTCAAGCACGCGAACATGATTGTAAAGCATATCTATTTCGCCAAAAATTGCAATATCACTAAGCGCTACTTTTCTTTGCACTATCTACCGTAACCTTTCTTTCTCATTTGTATTTCTTTTCTTTTTTGTCGCTTTCGTTTTTCAACTTCTTTTTGCATTGGCGATTGCGGTCGCCGCTTTGCTGTTGAAGAAAGATTCCTGCCTTTTCCTCTAAATCTTAACAACTGATATTTTTCACACCAGTTATACAAACCTTGTGGGGTAATTTCTATATTATAAGTTTGTTTTAATAGTTTAACTATGTCTGTAAGGTTCATCCTCTTGCGAACATAATGTTCGTAAAGCCAGATTTTATCTTTGTACGGTTCTAGTGCCATTTGCGCTCAACATTAAATAATACCACAAACCAATGCCAACTGCATCGATAATATCGTCATCATCAAGATCTTCATTTGTCATTTCAAAGTAATCAGTTATAATGTCTCTGACCCTATCTTTTCTTTCTTTTTTTCTACTTGATTCTGTAATTAAGTGCTCTTTATCTTCCTTGGAAAGATTTTTATACCCTATGCCTCGTTTCCATATCATCGGATTTATATCAACAACTTTCGAGCAATGCTCCTGAGCAACGCCCCAAGAATAACCTATAATATAAGAAATTATTCTACTTGTTTGAAAATTTTGAATATACACAGATTGCTCTATCACGCATTCATTTGGTTTATATTTGGCACACACCTCAACTAAACCATCCCTTACAGCCCGAAATTTAATATGCATTTCTGTAGACTTGGGAAATTTAATCTTTCCACACTTTATCAAACGAGGTTGCTTAACTCCCATCTCAATTACAGCCCAACCTAAAGAATGTGATGATGGATCTAAAGATAAAACTTTAGTAAAATTATTTTTAGCAATAGACTTTATACTCACATTTTTTCTTTTCGAAGCTTTTCTTCGTCCCATCCCCAGCTTATGAGTCTTTGAATGAATCTTTCGTCTTTGCATCTTTCGCATATGTTTTCCTTGTTGTAACGAGATAAAATTGTATTACACTCCGGTGTTTCACAGACTCTTTTTTTATTCTTGTTACGTTTTTTTTCGTAATAATTTTCTAATAATTTTTTGTTAGTAACTACCCTTCTGCATTCTGCAGAACAATATATACTGTTGTAAACTTTTGCTTCAAACTTCTTTTTGCATTTTTCGTTTTTGCAAATTCTAAAAACACCACTACCCACTGTCTCCCCAGCATAAAGCAGCCAAATCACAAGAAGAACAATTTTTTGATGTTCGCTTGTATGGTCTGTCAGGAATACTTTGTGTTATAAAGTTTCCATAATATTCTCTGTACTTTTTGAATAATTTATTTATAAAGTCTTGATCTTTTTGAATATATATTGGTAATATCTCTTGATTATTTTTGTTTTCATAAATCACGAAACCAGAATCAAGATTTAAACATTGCATGTATATTTGAGCTTGACGATAGTGTTCATCTTTTGGTTTTTTATAAATCTGTCTATAATGGAAACCCTCAGAGCTAATTGATTTTAACTCTATCAGCTTATCTCCATACCAATTAATAATACCATCTGCCGTGCCCTCAATTGGCGGATCAGAATAAGTAACTGGTATTTCTTCATCTACAAGAATACCCATATCTCTAAAATATCCGTATAATCTGTCATGTACAGCATGACCATTATCAAATATTCTATGCGTTTGTGGACTAAAATCTGAAGCTACATCTACACCATCAAATAAATAATACCAATATCTAGAGCATTGATTGGTATAGCTTGGATGAAACCCACTAACTTTTTTAAATATTGTCTCGTTTTTCTTTAAAAGCTGGTCATCTATTGCTTTACACAAAGTGTTTTCTAAATCCGTTGGAGATTTAGACTCAACAACAACCACATCCTTTGGCTTTCTTAACTGTTTTAATGATTTCATTGGTTATAACCGCCCTTTCCGGCAATTTTTAATGCATTTATATTTTCTGTTAGAGCTTCGTACATAGTTTTCCAAATATCATTTACAAACTTATCTTGGTCTGTCATAACCGCAGACTTTCTTTTGAATGCCTGTGATTTTACAATCATTAGTGTTCTATACGCAGCAAGTATATTAGCATACTTAATCGCTTGAGTTCCTAAATAATGATCTGGATTGTCAATAATATCTTGAACAATCCTGATGCATTCAATAAATTCATCAGCTTTATCACCCATTTGCTCAGCAATAATTTCTTTATTAATAATAATGTCTGGCATTATTCGTACTCGCTTCCTTTAACTAGCTCTTTAAAAACTTCCCAATCAATTATTGCAACTTTTGTTTCAGAATCTTTGCCCATGACTACAGATACGCACGGATATCTATAATTGTTATTCCAAGCATCTTTTGTAATCTTTTTCCAAAATTTATGTGTAAGCGTAAATGTTTTTTCATTATGCTTATAGTCAAGCACAAATTTATTCATAACCGCATCACCCTTCTTAATTCCTCTACCGGAATTTTTAACAGCCTTTGCCTTGTCTTTTTTTATTTCTTCCTTCTCAGTTCTTTTCATCCAAGAATCGCTTTCCCAATTTCTGCACGCTGTTTGTCTGTGAATTCAATAGCGGTAAGACCGTTCCACTTCTGATCTTCGTAAGAATACCACGCGCCTTTGCGCTGAATGATCTCCATTGCAATAGCGATATCGATTAGTTCTCTATCAACATCTATTTTACCTTCTTGTGGAAGAACATAATAATAACCCGTAGTGCCGATGCTTGGTAACTGCTTTGTCTTTTCAATTGTCCATGTAGCACGTTGACTAGTAATAAGGTTTGTGTCATCTCTTTCCATTTCACTCTTCGACATTGACAGAAACAGTTTAACAATATTATGCATATTGTGATGCACTGTATTACCCATCTTTGCTTTTGTTACAGCAAACATACCACTAAGATCAACTGTCTGGTGAGCAACAAAAAGCATAATATTTCTTTCCTTATGCAAATAGTTAACTAGCTTCTGCATAAGGAATCCTTGTGATCTTGATTGAAGACCCATTGCCTTACCGCCCTCCGGCTTATCATAGAACTCTTCTTTAATAATGTTAGAGAGGCTGTCAAATAAAAAGATGTGCTTTTCGGTTAAATGTGTCAGATATTCATAAATATTTTTCAATATCTCCTCTACAATTGTTGACTGCACCACTACAATATCTTTAATATCGATACCGCACTTAGCTGCATATTCATCATTATAAGATGATTCTGAATCAATAATTATTGGTCGATAGCCGAGTTTCTGTGCTTCAGCAAGAATTCTAAAGCACATTGTTGTCTTACCAACAGAAGGTGTACCCCAGAATAAATGCGTTGCACCAGTGTTCAACCCACCGCCAAGTGCTCTATTTAATCCAATGCTTGGTGTCGGTATCACTTCGTGTACCGGCATTAAATCGCCCTTGCGTTTATCTACTAATAGCATTTTTCTCCTTTAATGTGTAAAGTGTTCTATCTTGAAATGGTGGATGACCAGGTGTTTCAACAACTGGCATTTTAAAGTTAATTTCGTTCTCCACAACAAGTCCAGTTCTTGACAATATTGTATCAAATTGGTGCTGCGAAGGCGTGTGTTGTTTTGAAAATTCTATCACGACAACAGAAGATTTTTTTATCAAATCAACTACGCAATCAAATTCTTTTTCTTCACCTTCAATATGAAGACCTAAAATTACTGTTGCAATTTTTTTATCATGTAATTCACTTGAGTGTGCTGAATACCAGTCTGAAATACTTCCATGAAATGTATCTTCAAGTGTTTTAAGCGGATCAATGCAATATAGTTTTTTATTTGTTTTTATTTTTTTCCTATACGTTCCTATGTCAATGACAACATCAATATCATCAAGATAATATTCAGCAACATGATGTCTAATTGAATATGATTTTGTGTAAAGATATTCCCACCTGTCCATTAGATTCCAACCTTTGGCATAATCAATGCTGTTCCACACCCGATTGTAAAATTAACAAATCCATAATTATTTTCCTCAGCCCATTGCTTTGAAGCTTGATAACAACCAATCCCAAGATTACCAATCTTGGCTCCTACGTTATTTGTATCATGAACAGTAATTGCCCAATTTTCTCTTCTCATTCTACTTCCATAATTGCATAAGTCTTTATATACTTGCTCATATGTATGATCTGCATCAACATGTAAATATGCAATATTGTTAAAATTTTCAAAAGCAGAATCGGTTAATTGTTTATATATTTTAATCCCCTCATATCCATCTATTACATTTTCATATACAGGTCTGCCCCAAATACCAATATCTGCATCAACAAGTGATGTGTCTATTTTATGAATTATTTGTTCTCTCATTAATACTTCTTGTGCATAATGCATCAGTTTTGGTACAAAACCAGCCCCAGAACCTAAACAAACACATACATCCGCTTTTAATGAATATGGTAGGGCATAATAAATTGCACCAAGACCAGCAAAATCATTATCTGCACCGTGAGATTCTGACCATTTTGATGTTTCAATTATATCTCTATACATTTTTAAACCATTTCTATTTGCATTTTTTTGATCTGCTTGCGCTCAATATAGTCTTCTATCGTAATTATTTTATCAGCAGAATCGAGCTTAAAAGAGTCAAGTCGATTAAGTGTTTCTTTATCTTCGACCCTTGATAGTCGTGCTACATACCACTCACCTTTCTTTAACAAACCTTTCACTTTTTTATACACTGCTGCAAAAATAACTACCTTAAAAAACTGTTTTCCATCCCAACAATACACACTTGCCATCTCTTTACCTGACGATGTTATAAAATTTCTAATATTGAATACATACATCATTGTTTTTGGATCATTAATAAAACCAATATCATGTTTATACACCCAGGCATATTTGTGATCTAGCCCTTGTTTCTTCATCATCATTACATTAAACAATTTCGAATCTTGCGCTTGATACACGTCACAATATGCGTGCAATGTTCTGTCGCCAATTAGAGCATAAACATAATCCCTCTGTGCCAATTCTGTATTTCTTTCACCAAAAACAGTGCAGGAACCGGAATGATCTTCAAATTCAACACGCAAATAATTCTGAGCTTTCTTTGTAGACCTCACCACAGCTTTAATCAAGGTAAGGCTTGACATTGTTTCATGAAAATCCGCAGCATTTTCAACAAATTCATCAATCTCTGTTTTAAATTCACTTGACTTGATTGGAAATCCAAGCACAGGTAGGTAATATCTTTGATGATCAAACTGCGATACGTGACCCATTGAATCAAATGCGCCAACTTTATCAAAATTCTCTCGCAACGGAGCCTTCACCGCAGATTTAGAACACTTATTATTAAACTCTTCAAAGGAATTAAAAGGTCTTTTGTCAAAAATCTCTTTAATTGCGCTCACACCACAGCCAGTTACATTAGTAAGACCGAACCTAATGCCTTCATCTTCACCCGGCAGTGACATTGAGAAGAATTCTTGTGACTTATTGATGTCTGGCGGATAAATTTTAAGCCCTAAGCGTTGTGCTTCCATCAAGTATGCAGTGATTTTGTCAGTTGCTGACTCATTGTACAAAAGAGCCCATACAAATTCGAGCGGATAATTGACTTTTAACCACATTGTCTGATACGACATCAAAGAATAGGCAACAGCATGAGATTTATTAAACATATACAACGCCGACATCTCAAATTCAGACCATATTTTGTCCGATTTTGATTTGGTCAAGTAAGGATTGCTAATAAACTTCTCCTTGAATTTATCAAACTCGGCTACATCACGTTTTTTACCAATAATTTTGCGCAATGAGTCTGCTTCTGACCAAGAAAATCCCGCCAACAGCACCGCCATTTGCATGAGTTGCTCTTGGAAGATAACTGTGCCATATGTTTCTTCTAAAATTGACTTCACAACCTCATGTGGATACTTCGGATCAGCATCACCCTTCTTACAGTCAATATATTTCTGCCCTTGCGACAACAAAGCGCCGGGTCTAACCAGGGCATTTGACACCACAAGGTCGTTAAAGTTATCAATACCCATTCTTTCAATCAAATTACGGTAGGCGGCGGCATCAGTTTGAAAAATACCCACCGTATTGATGTTATTAAAGTTCTCATACACCCCTTGGTCATCCAGAGCCAGGGATTGTGCCTCCACATCAAGCCCATAGCGCTCTCTAATCATCGCTAGCGCGTCTTTAATGACCGATACGGTCTTGAGACCCAAAACATCTATTTTTATAAGCCCAACGGCTTCTGCGTCTTCCATCGCAAACGCTGTAACCGCACTTCGCTCCCCGCCTTGAGAGACCTTTCTTGACTCCACAGGGCATACTTCTGTTAATGGTACGGCAGATACCACCATTCCTGCAGCATGCACGCCCGCTGTACGCACACGCTCTTGCAATCTCTCTGCCAATACCGGAATATCGGGATATTTGCGAACAAATATCTTTCCCTTTTCCGTATTCTTTAATTCTTCGATTGTTTCAAAAAATGGGGTGATGGAATTGATTTCAGCATACGGAACCTGTAGAATTCGGGCAACATCTTTGACCGCACTCTTTGGCTTAAACGTGCCATAGATCGAAATTGCCGCAACCTTATCTTCACCCCAGCGCGTGGCAAGATAATTTTTGACTTCATCTCTGCGTTTATCTTCAAAGTCCAGGTCAATGTCGGGATAGTCGTTTCTTTCGGGGTTAATAAATCGGGAAAACAAAAGGTTGTATTTTATCGGGTCTACTTTGGTAATGTCGAGCAAGTACGCCAGCACGCTACCGCCAACGGAGCCTCGCCCTGTGCCTCTGCCAATGTTGTTGTTGTCTGCCCATTTAACAAGATCCCATACAATCAAGAAATAGTCGGCAAAGCCGAGCTGTTTAATAATCTCCAACTCCTCGTTAAGTCGTTGCACATATTCTTCACCCAAGCCCAGCTCTTTTAGGCGAAAGCTTGTAACTTCAGCCAAATAATCGTCCGAATTTATTGTACGCATAAATTTTGGCAACAGATTCTTTCGCTTTTCCAACTTGGCAGTGCATTTTTGCGCTACCTCTATCGTATTTTCCAGAATATCGGTACGATCATACCCGGCATCTTTAAACCACGAAGCCACCTCGTCTACATTTGCCACATATGGATTAATCTTATCAAACCTAAGAAACCGGTTAGGATACATATTATTAATTTTTGCTACCATATCAATTCCAGCCACATGAATGCAATCAGCATGCTCTTTAGCATGCCTTTGTTCTGCTGCGTTAAGGCTGGGGTATTGTGAAAGCATTAATAGGATTTCTTCACATCCTTTGTCATGCTTTGTTGGGAAATGACAATCTGCTGTTGCTACGACAGGTCTATTATATGTACCCGCCAAACTTATAAGACCGTCATTTAACTCTTTTGGATTCCAAGCCTGTATTTCATAGTAAAAATCATCTTTAAATATCTTTAAAAAGCGCTCCGATAACTCTTGAGCCCTATTTGTATCTCCCGCCAAAATTGATTTTGATATAGCACTCGCCATACAACCGGAAAGCGCAATAATATCATTGTCTACCAATTCTTCAAGAAGATTAAAATCCATTCTAGGCTTGTAGTAAAAATTGTCGCTCCAAGCTTTTTGATTCATCTTAAATAATTTTTGCAAACCTTCATTTGTTTTAGCAAGGAGTATTAAATGAAACCTTTCGCTTGTGTCTTTTGCATCGTGTTCAATTGATGGTACAAAGTAGGCTTCAATACCAAACAATGGTTTAACATTGTGTTTATTACAAGCATCTTGGAATTTTAACACACCGCCCATTGTACCGTGGTCTGTAATTGCGGCGGCAATTTGTCCATTAGTGCTAGTAATTTTGGCAATTTCATCCGGCGTTGACATTCCATCAAGCAGTGAATATTCAGAATGACAATGTAAGTGAACAAATTCAGTCACTTTTTCTCCTTAAAGCTTAGAAGGATCTGAACTTACCGTAATATCAAATAATGTATCAATGGTATTATATTCTCCCCAATACTTTTGGTTGTACCATTGTTTTCTAAGATAACACTTAATACCGTTTTCCTGCAATTTATTTATTTCTGCAGGATTGTCTTCTACCACAAATATTGGATCAATATTTTTAATAATGTCAATTTTATTTCCAACTGTTGAGAAATGTGGCAACCTTGAATTTATATTCCACTTTTCCAACCAAGGCAACGCCTGCTCTTTTGATGCTACTTGCTGTCGTGCTGTAACAATTTCAATATCGTATCCAATGCTAAACCAATAATTTATTTGATACCAAGCATCTTCATACGGCTTCATATTTGCCCAAAATAATACATTGTTAAATATTTTTAACATGTCCGGGTCATTTACTTTAGATATTAGTAAGTCGCCATAATTCATTTCATTAACTGGCACACCGATACTGCAAAGCCAATTGTACATTGCAGTGTCAATGTCGGCAATAACACCATCTAAATCAAATACCATTGTAGGATTGCTTTTTGTTATTTTCATTTTCCCTCTTTCGTGGAGACAAAGGGACTTGAACCCTTAGCCTTCTGCTTGCAAAGCAGATGCTCTTGCCAGTTGAGCTATGCCCCCTGCCTTAATCACCAACTATCTTTTAATTCACCGGTAGTCAAGAACACTTGCTGCTTTTCATATGGCAGTCTCATGTAAACATTGTCTAACTGATGCATTGGTAGATCTGTTATAGCCTTAAGCTCGGGCGACACATCCAGAGGAATAAGCGAATAATTTGTATCCGCCGCCGTTGAGCCAGTACGTGAATACTTATAATATCTATCAGTAACCGTACTAAACTCTTTTGCATACTCAATAAGTGTCAAACCAACATGTCGTTGGTTAAATGTTGTATCCAATACTCTTGGCTCCCAAACACCCGGCTCTGTTTCAACCGCAATATTGATAAGTAGGTGTGGCTTTGGTCTCCACGCTTTATCAACTACTGCCTGCTCACTTGCCCAACATCTATAGTTAAATTCTTCCATAGATGCAGTGGATGCAACTCTCCATTTCCAATTGACTGGTGAAGTTACAACCGGTACAGTAATGCCTGTGCCAATAGTTTCAGAATAATTTTTAGAGTCTTCTGTTAATTCTTGTCTAAATCTAATTCTAAATGACTGCCCTGCTTGAACAGTAAAGAATCGTTTCGGACCGCTCTTTCCACCTGCCGGTGCTACTGCCTTTTCAAGGTCTTTTAGTGTTTTAACTGATGTAAATGCCATGTAATTTTCTCCTATATAATTTGATTTTTGTTGTTAATTGCTTGTTGTATTTCATTACTACCCATCTCACCAGGATCTTTCAATCCCAGCGGGATGCTTGCGAACGAGAGATTTTTCCCTCGACACATCTCTATGATAGCACGCCGCATGGCATGTCCAGCCTCGTCGTTGTCAGAAAATATGATAATTTCATCAAAAAATTTTCGTATCATTTTTATTTGTTTTTCAGACACAGCCGCCCCTAGTGTTGCGACAGTGTTTGGAAAACCAGCTTGGTGAACAAACATGCAATCAATACTACCCTCAACAATTATACACGATGGGTGTTTTTTTGCATTTGATATGTTGAACAAATTATCTGCTCTTTTAAAGCCTTTGTTGTAGAGATACCTTGGCTCTTGATGTGATTCTATCGCTCTACCAATAAAGCCTGTTAACCTATAGTTGTGCGACCTCACCGGAATAACTACCCTGTTCTTTTGATCGGAGAAGCCAACTTCAAAATATTTTAAGGTATTAATTGACAACCCCCTTTCAATTAATGTTTTTACCTTTTGCACTTGACTATCATCATCATAATTAATTAAAACACTGTCAATCACAAGTTCATCAATATCTTCTTTTACATATTTGTAACTATTAAGTTGTTTTTCAACAGATAACTTGTCCAGCGCAAAATCTTTACCATATGACTTTCCTGTAAAGTGAAAATACAGTTGCCTAAAATTACCTTTCTTACCGCATGATGGATTAAAGCACTGCCATAAACCTGTTTTAACATTAATGTACATAGCGGCTGTATGTACATTTTTGTGAAAAGGGCAAAATACATTTAACTCCTCACCAGCCGCAGACTGCACCGGCACAGAGTATTTTGCAAAGAGATTGTAAATCTCTTCCTCTAATTGTTTAGACGAAAATTTTGAATTTATAGACATTACGTTTTGCATCATAGTCTGTAATTAAACTTGTTTTTCCAAACTCACCCTTTTTCTTTTTTGCTTCTTCTTCCATCCAGGATCTTAATCTAGACAGCGTTTCAATATCTATAACTTCGCCTGAAACAATAACTTTGTTAATTTTCTTACGCATTAAATATCCCACTCCTCTGTCCATTTTCCTGTTTCTAAGTTCCACCTAAGATAGAAGCCGAAATGCGGAGCTCGCCTTACTTTCCTAGATACCACTTGAAATAAGTCTGACGATATTTCTCTATGTATCGCCAATACTAAGTCGGCATCATATGCCAACTGTTTACTCCAAGCGACTTCTTCCAACTCCGGTGGTCTTTCCGAGTGACCATCAGCCATTGTTACAGCAGCAACATCTACAATTGGAACATTGTTTTTTACCGCCATTCGTTTAAAGGATTTAGATAAGTTCTTTGCTTTTTCAGTCTCTGTTCTAGAACCTGATGCGTCATCAAATAAGCCATGATAATCTAAAATAACAATGTCCGGATGATATTGATCTATCTTTGCTTGCACCATATTTTGGTCTGCAGTTTCAAGACCTTCTGACGTAACAAGATGAATTGCGTGTTTGCCAGTAAATGTTGCTTCAGCCCATTTTTCGTATGTCTCAATAATCGCCGGATTGGCTTTTACCAAATCGCTATTGGTAAAATGCCCTTCGCCATTATTTAAAAGAGTATCTAACCTTTGCCCCTCTTGTTGTTTATTCATTTCAAGAGAAATAATTAAAGGTCTATATCCAGCTTTCCATGCGTTCACTGCAAACAATCTTGCAATAAATGATTTACCAACGCCTGTCCAGCCTAAAAGAACAACAAAGTCTCCAGGTTGCCAACCACCAAACACTTTGTCAATAACATTGATGCCTGAAGGTATTCCTTGAATTTCTTTTTTATTCTTAGATCTTTCCTTTAAATCCTCTGACCTATCTTTCCACTCACCAACCAAGTCAGTATCTTTTAAATTACTTGAAAACTTGTAGAGCTTAGATGTCTCCTCCATTAAATAAGACAGCGCTTGCCTTGCGCCGGTGTCACTAATAAGGCTGTGAGCTTTAGAGACGATGCTTCTTGTTTGATATGCTAAAGATTCTTTTTTTGCCTCATCAATATAATATTCAATTGGCTCAGGTGTTGATATAAACTCAAAATCTGGATGGTGTTGCTTAATTGTTTCTTTAGATGGTACACGCTTGTGATTTTCATAATGATTGACAATAAAATTCCAGATATCACGGTACTCTAAGAAAACATTTTCAACTCCACCATTTACGGAAGAAATATAATCTTTGGACTCAATAATTGCATTAAGCAATCTAACTTCGTAATTCATTTACGATTCCAGTCTTTTTTTAGTTTCCTGTACAATGTCCTTAAACCTATCCTGTGATTTCTTCTCAAATTCTACCCTTTCAACGAATGTTCTAGATTCTATCGCAAAATCAAATACTAAAAATGGACCCGGACGATTTTTTATAAAATATTCAACGGCTGCCTCAAGATTATCTTTTTTATAAAAAGATGCCAATGCATCAGCAACTTGCTCCTGCCTTGGAGAATCGGGTATAAAAAGCTTATGATACTTTTTGCAACAACTTTTGAAGTACTCTATCAGTTCGCTTCCAGTTAGTATCATCTCCTTTACTCACCTCTTTCCAAGTCTCCTGCATTACATCAAACTCTGACAAGCCGCCATTTACGCCGTAAAAAGAATCCGTTTGCCACATATTAAGAATACATTCTTTTCTTACAGTGCATGACTTGCAAACATTTTTTGCATACTGCACTTCTTCATATTTATAAGAAAACCAACGTTTACTATTTTTATCTATAAGGCAAAGCGCACGCTTTCTCCAAGAACTCATGATTTTTCTGTATCCAGCTCCTGCAGTTTAGCTTCAATTTGAGAGTCAACTGCTTCCCATAATTTCTCCCAACCTTCTTCGTCTTCAATTCCTTTGCAAACAACTCTTGCACCAGCATCTAATCTGAGTGACTCGTAGTTACCAAGATTTTTGGTAATACCAACGGATGCCCAAATCTCAACCTGATCTTGTTGTAGCTGTTTATTTACTTGTGCCATAACTATCTCCTTTTTAATTTTATTTTTTGTGACATTCTTATAACCTTAGCCTGAACTGGTTTACTGCTAGACGGTCTCCCCGGTGTTCTGCCATTAAAAAAAGCAACCATATCGTAGACATCTTGCTTTTCATAATATCGCCAATTTTTATACCCATCGCAAGTTTCGCTAAACTTTTTCCCGCTTGGTATTAGATTACGTTTTTCATATTTTCTAATCGTATCTGGTCTTTTCTCTACTATCTTTGCAACCTCTCCTATTGTATATATTCTATGCAAAATAAGTTCTGCATTTTGAAATGGAAATATATTTTCTTGCTTTGTCAATAAATCAACCGCATAAACTTGATTCATATTCTTAACAATTTTTTTTATTTTAACAATTGTATTAGAATATTTGTAAAATTTATTTTTGATAATTTTGTCATGTAATGACATATCTTTCCTTAACTGGCTTAAATCCAAACTCTTTAAGAATTATATTTAACTCGCCTATTTCTATATCAACGCCCCTAGCGCACCCAATACATGTTAAATCAATATAATTTTTCTTTAATGCAAAGTATTGAACACCCAACAGCATTTTATTATGACACCTTACACATCTTAACTCTCTATTGCGATAATAACTTTTTAATTCCGGTATATCAATTCTTTTATTTTTAGATTTATCATTCATCATCTAACCAGCAATTATATTCTGCTGTTACCATTCCTTTCTCGGGATGTATAAATATTAATGATTGTGATGGTCTACCTGCAGCAGCTAAAGTTTCAGCAGCATATGTATTTACAGATTCCGGACTGCCTGAAATTCTTAATTGAACAGTATTAAAAGTCATCTTCGTTGGGGCATGAAAATGACCAATATAAATATCATCAAAGTCTTCTTCTATTGCACCAACTTTCCAACCATACGCTTTCTTTTGAAAGGTATAAAAAGACGAAAAACTTTTAAACTGATCGCCGTGACAAAGTAATGCTCTATATTTACCAACTTTATCAATTGCATACCAATGTCGATCACCACGTCCATCTGGAATAATGAATTTGATTCGGGGCTCTTTCTCAAACATTAACTGAGTAATACGGTACAGCATTCTGTCTCCGTTTGTTTCTGGGTCGTGGTCTTTGCTTGCCCTACCACCGATTCTACCGTGATTACCAATAACACCAACAAATGTAACCTTTTCAAAATTTTCAAGCATTATATTAATAAAATTTTTCATTATTCTTGGACCATCTACAGTAATTTGTCTATACAAACCACCATCTACTAAGAATGATTGACCAGGAAATATAAGCTCACCTTCTATTAAATCACCAAGAGCCCATATTCTTATTTCTTTTACTGGATGATCTTTTCTTTGTATATTTGTAAGATTAATAACTTTTTCTGCATACTTATAAATTCTTTGTTCACATATAGAAGAATTATAGTCTGGTGTTATCTTTGACAACTGCCAATCGGATAAAATAGCAGCAGCAACTTCTTCATTGCCGCGTCTTTTATCAATTTTTGGCTTTGGTGCTGGCTTATATTTTGCTGAAATAATTTCATCCCTTACAGCTTCATATACTGCCGAAGCAAGGTCATCACTCTTTGTCTTTAATTTATTATACTCTTGCAACAATCTAGTATATGCAACTTTTATTTCCGCTTCCGACTCAGGCTTCTTACCTGAAACTGGATCTGTTGGCACTTCAAATAACCCCTTTTCTCTACGAAATTTACAAAGACCATTAATATCGACCGACCTGCGACATTCTTTATCCGCATATTTTTGATTTGCTGTTTTGGGTTCGAATTCTTGGTCGCAACCATCTGTGTCGCAAATTTTCATAAGGTCAATTATACACCATCGCTGTAAAATTTTTGATCGCCCGAAACATTCTTTAAATTTATTTTAGACTTTTCTCTTAATTCATCATTCTTCCGGCGCATCGTTTCTCGCATCTTAGCACGGTGCTTTTCAGATGGCTTTCTACCTTCTCTGTGTATCGCACTGTGTTCAGGAACTGTACATAAAAATAAATTTTCTACACGATTGTCTGTTTTTATTTCATTTATATGATGAACGGTTTCCCAAGGTTCAAGGTATCTATTTAGATATGCTTCAAAAACAAGCCGATGCTCATACACATATCCTTTAATATTATATTGATGTTCTGGATTTAAAATCCTAACATAGCCTTTATCATCTATATATTTACCACCACCATAATTTGGATTATTTTCTCCATGAATTGTTTTAGCTGTCCATTCAATATCTTTTCTTTTAGAAGCTAAAGTTTCTTTCATTAAACAGCAGCGCCAGCATCTTCTATCATTAATTGTAATCTTTCAGTTTGACTAGAAATAACGGCAACTTGTGGAGCGTTTGTTAAGTTAGATGTACCGCCAGTTCTTTCGACAGAAACTGAAAATGATTCCGCAGTTAACCCACCACCGCTTGGTAGCAAAACAGAATACGTTCCGGCTCCAACATAAGCAATATCACCAGATTTTATAGTTGTAGCTATTGTGCTTGCATTTGCAGCTACATTGTAAAGTTCATAAGCAAACGGTGTAAAATTCCACACAGCTCTTGGGGATGTAGCCCCGTAGCCAGCCGATAGGGCATTCCATATCTTTAATGACAATTTTGCATCCTCCGCGCCTTTTCCGGTAATTTGAAAACCAGGAAACACACATGTTATTTTATACAAACGATTTTGATCGACGGTTACTCTTTGATCAGAACCACCATTTGGATTTGTCAAGGCTAATATTTGAGTATTACTTGTTACATTTGCAACTAAAGTTCCACTTGTATGCTCTATGTATTCTAAAACACCCTGTGGTTTTGAATCATTAGCATCTCTAATTTGTTCTATATTTAAAGACATCTGAGCTAGGCGGTCTGATGAAAGAGGTGTTCCATCGGTCCATGAGACAAAGACGTAATTTTCGTAAGCCATTTAACTATTATACCCTAATTGCTGTTCCAGTGCTTTCAATCTGGCATTTAAATCTACAATAGCTGCCAGTAGATGCGGGATCATTTTTGCATAAATAACTTGATAATACCCTCCTGGGGTTTGAGGGGCTTCTACAAATTCTGGGAAATTAACCTTTAATTCATCCGCCATAACACCAATACTATGTTTGCCTTGAAGCCAGGGACTGGAAATGTCTTTTTTATAATCAAATTCATAGATTTTTGTATTATAAATTTTTTGCAATACATCAGAAGTAATTGATTGAATATTTTCTTTTAATCTTCTATCTGAATCATAGCCATCTGGGTAAAAGAATGGTCTAACATTTGGGTCATTGTTGACTATACATGTCAGCTCGCCGGCGGCGTTATCCCAACCAAACGCTATTCCAAATCTGTCTCCAGCAAGATTAGATGCGTTATAATAAACACCAGTCCCCCCAGCGATAATCGTATCGCCTGACTCAATCCCCCCGCCCGATTCAAGGGTTCCATCAGCATATATATCTGCATCAGAAATAATATCTACACCAGCATAAATAGTGTCATTAGCAACAATAACGTCTCCCTCAATAACTCCGTTTGTTTCTATTTTAGAATATGTAGCATAAGAATAATTCCCACCACTTTGCAATCTCCAATTGTCATACAAATATTCTGCACCTATAAAAACTCCAGCCATTGGATCACTGAATGGTGCATCTATTCGAAGCCCTGCTCTAACTTCGCCAGTATTTTGCCAATTACTGTGCAGAGGGGCAAGTCCAGATCCGTATGGAAATAATTTGCCTATATCCAGTGTCCCAAGGAAATTTCCACCGGTATGCATACTGTCTGGGGAATTAGCATGCCCAATGTCAAATCCAGCAATCTTCCCACCTGTAGCTTGCAAATTACCAGTTGTGACATCTCCTGTAACAGACAGATCTGACCCATTAAATAACATAAATTCAGAACTGCTGCCGACTCTAAAGTGTCCATTTGAATACCAATAATTATTATTATTAATAACTAAAGCACCGGCTGTGAGTGTTCCTCGAATAGTAGTTGCATCAAATGCAGCATCTCCAGCATATGTTATAGCCCAGCCCAGTGTGCCTTTTGATGTTATAGTACCATTTGCTGCAATTGTTCCATCAAAGTTACTACTTCGTATAACATTGTTAATTAAAACAATATTTGCAGATAGTTCACCGGCAGTAACGGCTCCAGCTGCAATATGAACAGATTGAATTGAATTTGGCAACAGTCTGATTCCGGCAGGACCAAGAACGTCTGAGCTAACAATATCTGAAATAACAGCCTTAAGTGATTGAAAATTGGCTTCCTGCCTATTCCTTCTTGCGCTACTAATTGTGCCTGTAAATCCTATATTAAAATCATATATAGAATATTTATCAGTTTTAATTAAAGAAGATGCATCGCCATCATGATCGTGACCACCTGGAAAAAATATTATAGAGTTTTCAGATGTCATTACACAACCTTCCTTATAACTAATTTTTGATTTAGTGATTTATTATAATCAAGATCACTGCTAATTACCCAATAGTCACCATTTATTATATCAAAAGCATTAAAGCTAGATATTCTTATCCTATCTCCCAATTGAAGTTTTGCAACTGGTAATATTGAAATATTAATAATCGGTACAGGCTCACCCATTTTTGAAATTATAAAACTAGCTAATTTTCTAGCATATTCTAGATTTGTTATATATTCATTTTCTATAACCAGCTCTTTCAAACCATATTTTCTAATGTTGTCATCAAGCACTTGTTTTTGCTCTTTAACATCTCCATTTGCATCAGTTATTGCAACAGGTATACCGGCTATACGAGATTGATGAGTTTCACCCGTTTCTGCATTTGTTCCTTCTAAATAAATAATATCACCAGAAAAAGTATTATTTGATGCAGCAATAATCATCATTGCACCATAAGGTGTTGGATTAAACCTAATCAATTCTAATTTTGGAGGTTTAACCTGTGTTATATTTGTTATTAGCGGAAGCTGGACCATGAAGGCAGGAGACTTGTCAAATTTTAATTGATCGTATACTTTAACTTCTCGAACGAGAGCATTTTGATTATGACTAGCAGCAGCCGTATCATATTGAGCTCTATCAAGTATTAAAAATGAATTTGAAGTAGCATTTGAATATTTAATTATTTCATCATCAATTTTAACATAACCATTTTTTGGAAAGTACGGCTCATTTGTTGATTTTACACTCATACTTACATCAGCGCTTGTCATTGCGCTAGTTAAGTTTGTAACCGCTACAGATGTAGTTTCTGGATGCCAAAGACCTTGTTTAGAAGATTCTGGTTTTGAAACACCAGCTACTTTAATTACAACTTTATTTGTTTGCAATTGAACATTAAAATCTGCTTCAATAATATTAGTTGAATCTGAAAATGTATACTGAACATTTGCATGTTGATCAATAGATGGTTCAAAAAATCTAAAATAGTGATCATATTTTGCATTATTTAACTCATCAAAATATAATCTACCTAAATCAGCTATTGTTATATCATTTATAATAGATTCTATTGTAGTATCATTTCCATATATAAATGGTAAAATTTGTATTGGTTGCATTTGTGTTTGTATATAGTTTTCCTTTACTTGTTGCGCATCGAATGAGTCATTAAAAATTGCAAATTCATCTATGTAAAAAGATCTAGTAGTTGCCGGGGCAACCTCTCCAGCGCCAGCATTAAAACTTGAACCACGACCACCGATTGTTATATCTTTATCTGTAAAATTCAAAAGACTTCCTGATGTTGTAACAGTATTTTTCAAATCCCCGTTTACATAATATTTTAAAGAATTATTACTAAAAGTAATACTAATTAAACTAGAATTAGTATTTGACAAAGCTGAATTAGAAGAAATAGTTTGTATTCCGTTAGAGGTTATAAATTTAAAACCATTTGATGAAGAATTAGAATAGAATTCAAATCCATTAGAAGGAGATGAATTATTAAAACAACTTAAATATTCACCATCATTTGAGAAAGATCCATTATGAAATTTACCATATAATTCTATAGAAAATTTACCTGTATAATTATCTCCAGCAGAATTAAAAACATCAAAAGACTGGTGATATGGGATTCTAATATAGCTATTAGAATTTAATAAAACACTTCTGTTGTCAGAATCAGAAACTACTCCAGAAAGTTCAGAAATTTTTGGTTCAGATAAATACAGCCCATTATTTCTGGTTCCAGATCTCTCAACAATATTTACGTTTGGAATCCCATTTACAATGGGAAGCGTAGGTGTCCACGAATTAGACGAAAAAGTAAGATATGAGTTGCTATTTTTAGAACCTACATAATCGACCGCAGCAATTGTAAAGCATTCGTTACTGTATACCCAGTCAATACTTGCATTAAATTCTTTTTGTAGAAAAATTTGAAATGGCTCATTTGCAGGATTTTGTTCTGTAAAAAATTCAATTCTAATATCATAAACCTTACCGGCAGTTAGGTTGTATAAAGCAGAAGATACATATGCGGCACTATTGGTTCCTGTATCCAGGTTGTACCATCTATCAATAATTTTTACATTATTTAAATACAGCCTTGCACCACCATTGTTTAAACCTAAAATCAATCTTTGATTACCGGTATTTTTTGGAATATAGTAGCCATCAAATACACCATTAAAATAACTTGTTACTGTCTCATTTGTTTTTGAAACAAATTGACCGGATATAAAATTTAAAGCTTTGCTCGCTCCAGCTTGAGTAGATATTTCTTTTGATGTTGTATGTAGAGATGGAGAAACAAATGTTCTTATCTCCAAAGCTCTTTCATATGATGATAAATATTTGTCATTAGCGTCTAGAACAATATCCCTTACCGAGTTAAGATCGGTATTTGGAACTTTAAACAATCTTGCTCTCAAAGAAGTAGCTACAGTTCTTTGATTATTAGCTCTATCAACACTATTTTCATCAAAACCAAAATGCAATACTGCATTATTTTTACAATAAAATTCTTTTGGTTTTTTTAAATATTTTATATCTTTTTTAGGAAAATTTGTCATCATTAACAATTGTTCAATAGCTTTCCCAACAGTACTTTCTTGAATTAAATAACCTTTTGTGATCATTTTATCTTTAGAAAATTTTCCTCTATCTGTCAGATTAGCTTTTATAGACATACTGCTTGATGACCCCTGCCACTCATCAACATAAAAAACACCAACTGGAACATATTCAAATATGTCAAATACTACTGACGAATTAACTGTGTGATTTCTTGCTTTTGTATCCCCCACCCCTCTCTCTATAACATTAAAAGAATTCCCGCTTTCTTTTCTTGCAATGATTCTTTCTTGATTTGTGGTTCCGGGATTTATTGTTAAGAGGTAATCATCTCCAGCCCCACCGGTTGGGAAATCGTTTACATTAAAAACGCTAATTGTATTTGCCACAGTTGAAACATTTGATGCGATAGTTGTGGTAATTTGATCACTAGGGTGTGATTGCCTCTCCCACCCTAAATATATATGACAACGTAAATCTTTTTTCATATACTTTCCAAATGTTGAGGAAGAGTTGAAAATATTAAAGTCTTTAAGTGAGTTGTCTAAATTTATAGAAGCAGAATTACTACCACCGCCTGCAATCGGCAAACTGCTTTCATGAACATCTCTAGTTTTAGAACTATTAAAGTCCATAATATAATCTGTTAAATCATATCTATAAATTGGACATACCTCATTAACTCTTGCATGATCTAATGGATTTTTAGTTGTATAAATTGTTAATAATATTTTATTAATATTATCATTACTAATAGATTCTAAATAATGATTAAAGTAATAAGAATTAGCTGGTATTTCTCCATCTTCATTATAAACAAGTGTATTGGTATTATAATATGCTTTAATATTATAAGCACATATTTGACCATTATACTCAGAAGTAATTATTTTAATTAAATTTACTTTTCTTTCTGTAAACAAATATGTTAATATTACTGGGGATGCAAATTCATAACCGGTAAATGTAGCATGAAGATTTGATGTAGTTTTAGTAGATGATTCATAACCAAATTCATAATTTTCTTCTTTTGTAGGCGGCAGACAGTGCCACTGACCATTTGCCGTAATTGTTTTACCATATTTATCTTTTGCATCACAAACACCCCACGTAAAAGATTGCCTTTCAATTCCATTTATAGATTCATTTGGCGTAAAATAAAAATCTTTTTGCCTAGCTTTGTTAAAAACTATTTCATTAGCAGAAAGCGCTCTTTGCTTTGCGAGGAGTCCGTTGGCATTATTAATTATATCTTGATTGGACTTTGATGTGTAGGTAGAATTAGACGATGCTATTTGCGTATTTCCAACTTTATCAACATGCCTGCTGTCCAGCCAGTCTATAATAATTAATGGTTTAACTCTTTGTGAAATTGCAGATATAGCAGTATTATAAGAAGATGAAAGATCAATATTATATTTGCCTTTTGTAAGCATTTAGACCTCTTCCAAACTCATAGAGCAGTCAAAGAAATAAATATCATCAACCAAATCCCGTCGAATTAGAGTTTCACTGTAATCTTTCACCAATACATTATAACTTGTTTCTGTGTACGGCACATTACTATTTTCGTCCATATTTACTATTTTTAATACATGATGCTGAGGTTTACCAGCTATTTCTTTTAGATAGTCCCTGCCTCGTTTCCCATCAACTGTATGAGAATGAGAATTTGGCACATATGACCATGACAAATTAAAGGTTCTTCTTGCAGGTCTAGCGGACGATTTATAATATCTAGATTTTCTATTATTCCAGTTAATATTTTCTACAAAAATAGGATCAACAGAAACTCCTAGTTTTCTATTATGATTTGTTATTGGCTTGTCATCGATTAACAAAACTGTTCTTATATCAGATAAATCGCTTGCAGATATTACATTTCCAACAATAAATTTAATCGCTTTGGTAGTAACATTGCCCATATTATTGATAATAATTTTTATTGTTGTCAATACAATTTTACCAACAATTGTTAGATTAACAGAACCACTTAATGCAGAAGATATAGATTTAACACTTACTGCTACCGCAAAAACTTCTGAGGATGGCGCTATGACAGACGCGGCAAATGAATCTTTTTTAATTACTGTAACCATATTGCTTTCAATGTTAATTAAAATTTGAGCTTTCAAAATTTCTTGCGCAATTGCTACAGTAGACGTAATACTTGCAGAAATTGATACCGAGGCAAACAAAATTTCTTTGGCAATTACTGTAGCACTAGATTCAATAGAAAGAACAGCTGATGCAAGTTTAATTTTTGTTCCAAGAGTTAACGTTGCACCATCTATTATAATTATAGATTGTGCAAGCTTAACTTTAGTAGCAGATATAATTAAATTACTTTCAACAGAAATATTAGAATAAATAAGACCCGCACCAAAAGTCAAAGTTGCTATCGCAGATGAACTAATTGATATTTGTATTTGTGCTTCTTTAGCCTCATCTGGATTAAAAAAATCTAAACCTGATTTTAACGGTTCAGAAAATGAGTAAAAACTTGTTGTCATTTTATCTCTCCGTTAAAGTTAAAGAAACATCGTAATAAGAGCACTGGGAGGTATAATCTCGTCTTATTAGATCTTCGCTATATGAATCTATATAGCAATCTAATGTTTGATACTGACCTGGCGATAATTCAATAATAATTGTCGCAGCAGCTGAGCCATTAGCTAACGAATAAAGAAAATCTCTGCCTACCCGATTGTCCACAGTTTTTGATTGTAAACTTGGTAAATATGACCATTTTAAAGAAAATTGTTTTTTATTCCTTGAATAATATCTACGTTTATGACCCGATGCTAAATCAATATCATCAGCAGCAATCTGTTCACTAATAGATATTTTTCTGTTATGTTCTGTTATTTCTGTTGAGTTAATTGATAAAAGTTTATGTATTGACATCACACGCCTCTATTTAAACCTGTATATGTTTTAATTACCCTATTTTCTAAACCAGCTGTTTTTTGATTTCTTGGCAAAACTTTTGTATTATATTCTTTCATCATTGAATTAAACCACTCTGGTTCACCAACAAATGTATCAACATAGATATTTACATTCTGCGTTGATGAACTCGTTCCACCAGCAGACTGCATTGCTGGCGCTGGAACCCTCATTGATGGAATTTGCGGGACAGAGAACTTTGCTTTATTAAGCTGAGTCAGGGCAGGTATGCCAATCTTCCTTACAGCCTCTGCATTTAGAACAAATTCACCACCATGCAGAGTTGCAGGAATTGGCATAGATGGAGCGCCGGGTACATAACCACCTTCTTTTCTGTTCACGCTTGGCAATGGGATTGGTCCCAATTGATTCTTTGTACGATAAAATCTATCATAGTAATCCTTCGCTCTCCTTATCAAAATTCTTTCAATCCTTGTATTTATCGCAAGATTTTCTACAGGGACAGTGCCTATTTGCATAAAAGGATCTCTTCCAACTATTCTTGCAAAGGCATTGAAACTTGCCTTACCTTCACCAAAGTAGTATAGTAAATTCTCAAAACCGTATAGGTCATCCGTCATGCCGTATGGTTGTCCTTTAGTAATATTTTTCAGACTAGAATATGAGCCAAGAAGGAAGTCATCAAAATGCCTTGCCATTCTTATATAATATTCCTGAAACTGCGCAAATTCACCAATGATTTTCCAAAGAGTTTGTGTTTGCACAACACTACTCAACCCGTGACCACCAATATCTGGATCAAATTTTTGCCTTTCTAAGATCGTTCGCCAACTATTCTCTAAAGCCTCGTCAAAGCTCTGACCAGGAATAAAATCACGCATATCAAGACCTTGCAATCTTGCAAAAATCTCATTTAGTGCATACCGCTGTTCATTAGTATAGTTCTGAATTGGCAGATTCTTGTAATCAAGAATTTCATACTTACCAGCAGGGAACCTGAGCCCCTCACCAGGTCTTGGAGTAAAATATGTGTCTACACCCATTATATTTTCAATTGCCCCGGGGTTAGCATCAATTAGATCTTTTAATTTAATGGCTATTAACCGACCTGTTTCCCGGGAAGCACTTCCTCTATTCATTATTGGTCGCACAAGGTGATTTAATGCAAAATGAATTGTGTCTCTAATAATTTCATTATTATCACTATTCATAACCCTATAATGGTCACTTGTTGGACGTAAAATAGCATCACCAATTTCATTTATTTCAAATGGATATGATGTTTCATGAACAGCCATCAACTTATCAAGAGTCAACTCTCTCATCCCACGATCCAATTGAATACTCTTCATTATTTGTTCTTCGATAACTACAGGCTTGTTTCTCGCAGCGACTTCTATGGCTGTTAGCCTCTTTCCTTCTAGCACTAAACGGGCATATTCAAGCTGAGCCTGAAGATTGTTTTTTACCTTGGCGGCATAAAGGAGCGCTGATACATATGTATCATTAACATCACCGCCAAAAGATTTATACCCAACGTGTGCTTCGAGCCATCCTCTTACCGTACTAACTGCATTTGGACCAATTTTTGATGTCCCAGTAATATCAAGGGGGTTTAAAGGAATATTTCGAACCTTTCTTAAATCCGGAAGAGCTTTTAATAAATCATCACTTAATCCAAATCCAACTGTTTCGCCTAAAATATTATGAATATACGCGCCTACTGATTCAGTAACTTCCGGGGACCCTTCGAGATGAGAAAATTCAAGTAAACTTTCAGGCAAAATAGAGCGACCAGTCACTTTTTTAGTTTGTATGTTAAATTGTTTTTGAACTAAAGCAGGTAGATTTTTACCAGTAGTTCTTGTACCAGATGGCAAAGCAAGTTGTCGAGGTATAAGATTTTTAACATCTGTTAATTTTGAAGATTCTTTTTGAAGGCTGGATACTATACCTTTTGCATCATTATTTATTTTAATAGACCTATTTACTCTAAGCAAAGCTCTCTTTAACAAATCTTTTGTGAAAAACCCACCTCTTCTTCTAACTTGTTTTAGTATATTTACAAGTTCCATATCGTCAATGTCAAGAGGAATTTCAGCCAATATTTTCTGGGTCCGTGTGCGCATACTAGTTGAGCCAGGGATATTGATATCTTCGAGGAGCCTGCCTCCTTTTGTTATATAGAAAGAACCTTTTGGACGGAGGATTGGAAGACTGGTTTCATCAATAGGAGAAAGATCGTAACCCAGTTTTCTAGCAATTTTTGCAGCACGACCTTCTCCTTGAAATACATCGCCAGCAAACCCCCTGTCGTCTGCGTAGTACCTGGCAGAATTTACTATTTCTTCGACTTTACCTCTAACCCATGAATAAGTATAATCTCCAAGATTATCTCCAGGACCAAACGATCTACCAGATAAAGATTCCGAAATAATATTATCTTTAATACCTTCTGGACCCACATGGATCCCAATTCTTCTTGAAGGTAACAGATTTAATGGATTTAGAGACCTTATTGCTTCGATTGCCTTAGTGATAGGTCCTGGTTGCAAGATTGCATCACGTGTTCTATATGGCATTGATTCTTGTCTCAGGGCGGGTGGCATTGATTCATTAGCTATAAATGCTGCTTTATTTGCAGCTAATCTTGCATTTCTAATTGCAATATTATCTGCTCTAATAAGATTATTAATTACGCCTTTAACACCAGCCTCTAAAGCATTGCCTTGTGGTGGATTTACAGAACCCTTAAGAGTGTTAACAACTTCTGGAATATAATTTTTTGCAACCTCAATTTTATCAACAACTGAACCTACCTTTTCTGCAATCACTCCAGCACGGATTTTTGCTGATTGACCAACAGTTAATCTTCCAGCTTTGGCAGCAGAGACCGCCTTTGCAGCTCTTGCAACATCATCAAACCTGCTAACCGCTGTCACTGGAGTACCGGATGCCGCTGTGCCGAGTATGTTGAGAGTGTGTAGACCTTTTTCAAAAGTACTTAATTCTTTACCGGAAGCCAATTGCATAGCGGATCTTGCTACCCCGACTACTGGAATGAATTGTGAAACATTTAAAAGATCCTTCATCTTCCCCTTGCTTGCTATGTTTTCTTGAACTGGAGAAATGCCTAAACCTCGTGTAAGATTAGATGCTCCAGTTGCAGCGACATATGGATTCCTAGAAGCTGTAACTGCTCTGGACGCTGAACTTGATCTGTAAGAACCTGATGCATCATCAAAGTCGCCTTCTGCTGCACTAAATAACATTCCAAGGTTTGCAAAAGCAACAGATGCATTAACTAAACCGGTAGCAACAGACTTACCAATATTAGAAGCAGCACCTTTTACACCACCAACAACATTAGAAATAGCATCACCAATACCACCAAATATTCCACCACCTTTACCGCCAGGGACTTTTCCGCCCTTAAAGTACCCACCGTGTCTCAAGTTATTTAATCTCTCAAGAGATCCAAGACCAATCTTTCTTACAGACTCTGCGTTTAATACATATTCACCACCATGCAGAGTTGCAGGAATTGGCATAGATGGAGCGCCGGGTACAAATCCGCCTTTTTTATATTTAGGAATATATCCACCTTTATATTTTCCATACTTAAGTGAGTCCAAAATTCTTTGCAAATTTGGTGGTATTGGGTCTTCATCATCAATTTCTTTTGGCAAAATTTGACCCTGTAATTGATATCTTATAAAATCAATATCTTGTTTTGTTAATTCTCCAGTATAATTAAGATAACTCATTATTGAATTTGCACTTTTATTCAACATGGCATCATCTGTGGTAATATCAGGTGCTCCAAATATGGCATGCATTAATTCATGTTTAAGAACATGACCCTGATCATTAAGCCCTAATATTCCCTGGATACCAGATGGGAGGACCGCAAACCCTTCACTAGCTAATGATTTTTTATATTTTTCAGTTCTTGCTAATCCACTAAACATACCTTCACCAGAGGTAATATTTATGTAACCTTTCATCAGATAATTAACTACTTCTTTAATTGGCTGTGGTATAAGATCAGTTGGAGCAAAAATTTTACTTGGTGTTATATAAATAGGAGTTGTAGATAAATACCTACCATATTTTTCATTTTCTTTAATATCGTTACCTACCGTATAATAACCGCCCTTGAAGGTAAGCATTTTCGGATCGTGAGTAATTTTAATAATGTAGCTAAGACCATTTTTGGTAATATACGCATTATCATCAAATTTCGTTGCATCTTTTACTGTAACTATTTTATAATTAGCACCAGCTAAAGTTGCAATTTCCTTCATAGCGTTCTTATATTGATCATATCTTAACTGCCCTATTACACCATGTGTAATATCTTGAACAAATGTTATTGTATTATTAGATTTTCTTAATGCTGCAGCAAGAGCAGACTCTCCAATTTTTTGATCTCCTCCAACAAACGATGGGTATGAATTAATATCAAACGCCGGATCCATACCATAAGTCTCACCAAATATTCGATATATTTCTTTACCATATTGAAGGTAACTTCCCCTTCCTTTATCACCCGGGTTGTATCTAGCTCCTGTACGATATGCAAAAGGCAGAGGGTTTTCTACCCCACGAACTTGATACTTACTTGGCTGCCAATCCGGAATTTCGTCTTGGAATAAAACAGCAAAATCAATTAATTGTTGTTTTGAAAGCGCAAATTTTATTCCTTTTTTCTTATAATACTCTTTAGCTTGTTTTACAACATGAGGATCATTGTAATAACGAGGATCATTGCTCTCGATATAATCTCTATAACGAACAGTTCCAGTAAATAAATCTTTTAATGTTCTTGGTGGAGCGCCAGCTTGAGATTTGTATTGATCTATATTAAATAATTTCTTTACACCTTCAGTAGCCAAATATAGTGGTGATGTTTTAGAGTCATGCTGAATTATATCAAAAACCCTACCAAGCAGGGTTTTATCTTCATCATTACCAAAGATTGCACCGCCAAGTGAACTAATACCACCAATGCCAAGCAATCCTTTTAATTTACCAAATTTACCACCGAATAACCCCGTCTGAACCCCAGATCTCGCTTCTTGTAGATGACGAACAAGAGCCGCTACTGCCTTTGCTTTTTCTTCTGGGTTGTTTACAATTTTCTTTAGTAATTCTGGAGATACATTTAGTTCTCTTAATACATTTGCTCCAGTAAACCTTCTAGCTTCGCTAGCAAATAGATTTGTATCTCTTAATATTTTTGCACCCCTTTTAGCCTGAAGTATATAAATTGATGCATTTTTTCCTTCAAATTGACCCTCTAAGAATCCAATCGCCCTATCTGCCAAATTTTTATCTGCCAGCCCTCTATATACTTTTGCGGCTTCTTCTATTGGCATACCTCTTAATTTGTTTACTAATTTAACATTTGACAAACCTTTCATCCACGTATACACAGTTCCAAGGAGATGGTCTCCTGGTCCAGCCGGCTTAGCGTCCATCATTCCATGTTTTGTAAAATCATCAACACCTGGTCTGCCCACATGAATTCCAATTCTTCTGCTTGGAATCTTTGTAAGTGGATTTAAATTATGCATAAGGTCTACAACTTTTGTAAATACACCCGGTGCTTTTGTAATGTTCTTTTGCATTCTAGCAATTACGCTATTGCCACCCGTAAACAAGGAACGATATAATTCATCTTTCTCTAACAATTCGCTTAATACTGGATTTAACTTTTCGGTTGCGCCAAATTTAATATATGGATCAATTCCAACCTTTTTTGCAAACCTTTCAATATACATGCCCATTTGAGAATTTTTACCAACGCTAAGAGCTGAATAAGCTTTTTCTACGCCTTTAAATTGAAGCTCATTTCTTGCTCTTGCCAACATTCCCAATGATCTACCAATCTTATTTATAAACCCGGGACCCTTTTGACCAACATTAGAACTCTCTGTCATTATCCCAGCATCAAAAGCCTCTCTAGTTAATTTAGGAGCAATCTTAATTTTCTCAGCAAACCCTAGTAAATTAGAAATAATTGGTCTATAAACACTTTGAGCAGTGTTGGTAGCCCTTTGCCCCTCAAATGGAACCCCTGTTTTAGTTAAACCACCCCGGATTAATCTCTTTGTATCATCAATGACGCGCCTAATGATACCTGGCTGTTTTATATTTTCTATTACTTCACCCTGAAGGTTGGTCACTAACTTAGAAACATCATCAGCAGATTTTGCAGTTAATGCAGAAGATGTAGAACGGAAAGGAGCAACGAGGCTAGAGCCAGCAGAAGCAAGCAACGACTTTAAATTTCCACCAGCCATAGTCTCTCTCGTTACTCCAGGCGGTGGTGTTGGTCCAAAGAAAAACGACTTAACTAGACCGCCCACAGTTGCTTTTTTAGCAGATTCTTTTGCTGCCGCCTGCACCATTTTTTCAACTGCTAGTTCAGATGATGTTTTTGTAGACCCTTTAGCCATTGCACTCAGTGTTGCTTTCAAACCAACTTGACCGGCAGTAACAGCAGCTTTGCTTACGCCTCCAGTCAATATTGTTGCTGCAACATCAGCAGTATTTGTAGCAGATTCAATCAACCCGGATGTGCGAAGATTTGGGTTTTTACCAATAGCTTTACCAGCAAGATTAATATATGGATTAATAAATGTGGCATTAAGACTTTCTCCATATGATGTTAGTGCATTATATGCGCCTTTTCCAACTTTCTTAACGGCTCCAACAGATTTAGAAATAGCATCACCAATACCACCAAATATTCCACCACCTTTACCGCCAGGGACTTTTCCGCCCTTAAAGTATCCACCGTGTCTGAGGTTGTTCAATTCATCAAGAGGACCACGACCAATCTTTTCCACAACTTTATGATTTAGAACATATTCACCGCCATGAAGCAGGGCTGGCACACCTTGTTGTGGGAAGCCTGGTGTTGGACCACTACCTGTAAATGCTCCAACGTGTCCACCATAATACCGACTAAACTTACTAAGCCTTGTAGCAACAAATCCAAGAGCAGATTTTGCAACATTACCCAATTGCCCAACTAATTTGCCAACGACATTATCGTTCCAGTTTTCAACAAAAGTATCCCACCCGTCTTTAAATTTATCGGGTATGTTGCCAAAATGTTCTTTTAATTTTCCAACTAAATAATTAAGACCAGTATTGTCGGAGAGCCAATCTTTAATATGTCGCATTGTTGGTTTAATGTATGTGTCATAACCACTTTGAAACCCAGCTGACAACTCGTGCCACTTTGTTTTTATATTATCCACAGCAGTAAGAAGAGCATCTTCTCCAATTAGAGCATTCTTCCATCGTGTTAATACCGGTGAAATATCTGTTGACCACTTTGTTGTAACGGCAGAAGCAATCTCTTCAATTTTTGTCTTAACACCACCAAATGCAGTTGCAATTATATTTACAGGTATTGCTGAAAGCGATGCAATACCATTTATAAACCCTTGCATTATATTTCTGCCAATGCTAAAGAACACAGTAGATGGGGATTGAATTCCAAATATTCCTTTAACAGTATCCACCACTCTACCCCACCAACCTAAGAAAGCACTCCATCCTGACGGGTCACCTAGTCCGTTCATTATTCCGCTCTTTAGTGATTCACCTATAGAACGACCTTTATCTATAATTGGCTGAATAAGAGATTTAATAGTATCTTCAAACCATTCTGCCAAGATTAGACCGAACGACGTATGTTCGCCACCCCCAAATTGAGGGTCGCGAGTCGTTAATCTATCTTTAAATCCTTCTTTTAAGGAATTAGCAATTTCTGCACCAGTCGTTGCGGCTTGAATTTTTAGTGCTTCGGCATGTTCTTTTGCTACAATATTTGGAATAAAAGTAGTCGTTCTAAGCTGCATTATAAGGTCTTTATATGGTTTATAATCTGGATCAAATTGAGGAAAGTCTTTTAGTTCTGGGAATGTAGCTACTGTTTGCTCCCTGGTAAGAGATATTGGTCTATTAAGATCTTGTTTGCCGTGATAGCCCAAATTAATTAATTCTTGAGTTACTTTATATTTAATCTTTTTATCTGCCGGGTCATAATAAAATGGTGGTGGAAGATTTTGTGGCAAGAATGTTTTACCACCGTAGATATCCTTACCAACAAGAGATTTTGTAACCACTGGAACAGGTGGCTTTTTTGTACCGCTGCTGGAGTCTTGAGATGCATTTGCTGCTTCATCTAATGCAACAATTTTGGCTTTTGCCTCTTCTAACATCCCCTGCAATTCCTGCAGTCTCTTCTTTAACTCTTCAAACGGATCAAAATCTGGCGGAATAGGTGGGAAAAAGTCAGCTAATCCAGGAAAGGATTCTAAGTCTGTTTCAAGATTTTTAAATATCTTCATGAACTCATCATAGACATCACCACTCTTTGCCCGAATCTCTCTCTTCATAGCATCAAGCATTTCCACAGCAGCCTTAACCCCTGCAAGTATCCATTCATGCTCTGGGACAATCTTTGCCACCTCAGTTCTAACTGCGGTAGCCCAAGGCGTTACATATTGAGCAATAATTCCTTGAGTAAATGCTTTACTAAATGCGTCCGGCAAGCCTTGTACGAGCACATATGCAGCACCAAGTATTGAACTTGCGTTTGCAGTACCAATTGAAGCGCCAAATTTATTTGTGGCTTCTGCTACAAGCTTATCCATTGTCATAGAGAACATTCCAATTGATGGATCAATAACTTCTCTTATAGCATTTGGCAATGCAAGCATTGATTTCTCAAATGTTTTGGCAATATCGTCTGAAAACTCTATCCCGGCTGCGCCAAGGTCTCTCAATAATAATGCAAATTCATCCTTTGTAGAGAAACCTCTTGCTTTAATTCTATCTAGACGTAATTCAAACTCTTTAAACATTAAGTCATATTGTTTAACTAATTCTTCTTTTTGTCTGTTAATTACAGCAATAGCTATTTCACGCTGCTGAGCCTGCAGCTGTTTCCTGCGGTCCGTGTCAAGATCTTTCAATTCCTTTTCAGAATCTTTATCTGATTTTCTAAATGCAAGGTCAAGCTCTCTGACATCTTCCGTTCTGCCTTCATAAGCAGCCACTTTTCTTTCACGCAAATAATTATCTCTATCCAAAGCCCTTGTCTTTATTAATTCACGCCTTCTTTCTTCATATTCCATTTTTGCAGTCAAACGTTCTTCTGCATCAGCAAGTTCTTGAATTGCTTCAACTTGTTTATCAAATGCCTCAAGTGCTTTATCTTTTTGTCTTTCAAGAGAATCTTTCATATTGTCAATAAATCTTGAAACAGATTCGTCAGCATTTGCGAATACAGCCATACCAAATTCTTCTTTCATTTGCATCATGCCTTTTTCAATAGCTTTCTTAAGATCGCCCCCAAGTTTTTCTCCGCCAGCTTTTGCTTTAACCGTTGCTTTCTTTAATAGTTCCAAAATCGGCAACTCTGCAAGATTCCTCATTCTCTTCGCTAGTGGCACACTAACATCTTGTCCAAATATTTTTAGATATTGATTAGCAACTGTAGTTCTAAGACTACCGATACCGTCTGCAAAAGCTAAACCTGCATCTTTAATTTTATTAGCTAAATTTTTAGTAAAATCTTGCTCTGTCATGAAATCTGACAATGTATTGCCAGCTTTATCAGCAATACTTGCTATATCTTGCAATATAGATTTTTCTTGTTGTGGAGGTGCTCCAAATATAAAATCTAAATAACGTGCATCTAATACGTAATTAATTGCCCCAGCTGTTTTGGCAATCCAACCAAATTGAGATGAAATTTTCTTTTTCATTTCTTGTATAAGAATATCCATTAAATACAAAACTCCAATAACAATATTTTTAAATACATCAATTACTACAGCCGCCATATTTGTATAGAATGTTTCAAACAATGGAACGGCATTTGCCGCACCTTTTACAAGAAGCTCAAGTAATCCAAGTGCGTCATAAGATAATGAGTAGAAAAGCCCGTTCAATGAATCTTTTACCTTTTGACTGTCTTTATCAATAATTCCAGAAAACACGCGGTATATCAATATAAATTTATTAACAGCTCTTGTGAGAAGAGGAATAAATGTTCCAGTATTTTTATTATCTGTTATCTCCCTCATTCTCCCTATAAAAGATTTTAATGGACCCTCCGCAAAACGCTTAAATGCATCCGCCGCAGATCTTGCCACTAAAGACAATGCGTAAAGGACTCCAGCTGTTTTAGCTGTGCTTGTTTCCATTTGATCTATGCCGGCAATATAAAGAATAAAATCTTTAATCGGATCGAAAATTGCAACCAAAGCTTCTCTTATTGTTTTCCAAGCCAACTTAAAGTTATTAAGGACAGGTTCCATGTTTGTAATCCCGCCTCTAAGTGCTTTAACAGCCGCTACCACAGCTATAATAATTGGAATTGTGACAACTCCAAAAGCTACAACTTTTACAACTAGTGCGGTAAAGCTAAATATAGTTTTTGTTATTGACTGGAGCAGTGTTGTTACGGCAGCGCCCAAACCAGCCATTATCCCACCGGATTTAGAAAATGTAACTAATTTAACTAACGCAATCATAGCGGACTTGCTCAGCGTGCTAAACCCAGCAGTTAAGAAGAAAAGAACCCCTCTAATTGTTCGACTTCTTGCAAGAGATGCAACAAACATTTTACTTTCAGTAGCAACTACTTTTAACATCGCAAGTTGCATTAGACCAAATTGTTTTGCTACATTTGCAATTCCACGACCAATTGGTGCAAACGGAGCTGCCACTGAACCAAGCAGAGATTGCATTCTTCCAAATATCGGAATTGATTGAATAAGTTTTTGATTAACAGCAAGCAGCCCTTGCTTCATTGCTTTAAATGTGTCAACTGATCTTATTTTAAGAGACTCAATTGCCAATTGTAAACGAGACATATTTTTTACTGTTTCTTGCAAAACTTTAGTTTCTATTGGAGCGGCAGTGCGGATTCCCTTTAAAGTTTCTTTTCTAACATTTGCTGGCATTGGAACGCCATGTTCTTTTAGATATTTCTCTTTTGCAGCTTGTAACTCACGAGCAATCCTTGCTCGTTCTTCTTTTAACGCAGCCGCTCTTTGCCTTGGTGTCATTTCTCCAACATTTTTTCTTGCTGCATCAATTTCCTGTTTACTTACACCGCCATCTATTACTTCAAAATTTCCACCTTGAGTTATTGGTGCTTCAAAAATATTTGGACCCTGAAACAGATTGGGTCCTTTAAATACATTAGCCAACGACTTATTTAATTTTATAATATTTTCATTTGTTTTTGCTGTGTTTGTAGCCGTTTGTTGAGTATTTTGCTGAATTTGATTTAAACCATCAGTAGCACCAGGACTTGGCTGACCAGATGGTGTCAGATCTCCACCCACAACTGGAGCTCCACCTACAGCCGCCTTCCCCTTCCCCCTTCCCCTTCCACCAGCTTGTTGTCCACCAGTATTTCTTGCCGCTTCTCTTTGCGCGCTCTTTGCTTCTCTTTCCGCATCTCTAGCTTCTTTAGATATTGCACTATTTGCATCTTTAACAGCCTTGTCAACTGCTCTTTGCAAACTATTCATAGCTTCTGCATGTCGCCTAAGAGCTCTCTGTAGCAACTTAATTCTTTGCTTCGCCATAGATTTCATATTTGCATTCTTATTGTGCTCTGCAACCCTTACTCTGTTTTCTTGATTTTCAATTTCTTCGTTAATATTTTCTATAGTTACTCCAGCATCAGCCAATTGAGGGAAAAGCTGTTTAATTGTTCTACCTTGACCCGAAATGCTTTGACCTGCACTTTCAATAACTTGCTGTAATGAAAATGCTCCCGATCGCAATGAATTTATAAATTTTTCATTTATTTTCTTCGTTGTTTTACCAATTTTTACTTTAGCGTCTTCTCCAACCTGTTGAATAATTTCAGCCGGTGTTGCTGTAGCTACCTGTACAGCTTTCAAAACTTGTTTTTGAACTTTATCAATATTACCCTTAACTACTTGATCAACCTGTGGACCGGGTACAACTGGAGCATCTGGCTTTACAGCTGGCGGTGCAACTGCCGGGGTTGGCTTTGTAGTTGGCGCTGGCTGTGCAGTTGGCTCTGGCTGTGCAGGTTGCTGTACAGGTGTTACATTCTTACCTGCCTCACCGGTTTTCCTTGCATTTTTATTTTTTTCTTCTGCAATCTTTTTTTCTCTTTTATCATTTTCCTGATTAAGTTCATTAGTATTTTCATCTGTGTCACTTATTGCTTTTTGATTTGCAAGCCTTTGTTCAGCTGCTTGTGCGTCATTTTGAGCTTTTTCACTTGCCTTGGCAACCCTATCTTGTTCTCTTTTAACCCTATTGGCTTCTGCATTTTCCTGCCTTGTACCACGAGATTGGTCCTCACTCTTGCGAGCTTTCTTTGTAGCTTCTTTTCTTTTATCTATAATGAATCCTTCTGGATCTTTTATTGCAGCCTCTACACCGTCTCTTGCAGCTTGTACGGCGGTTGCGCCTGCAGTTATTGCATCAGCAATTGCGCCATTTATAGTTTTCATTAAATTCTTAATACCCTTACTTTGATCTATAATTTTTAATTTATCAGGAGAAGAATAAATCTTCTGTGCCATACTCTTTAATTTATTAAGTGTGACACCAGCTTTACCTGGTATATTTTTAATTAATTGTCCATAAGTACTTTTATTAATTTCTATACTTTTAATAAATAAATCATCAAGACTCTTTTGCAAATCTTCAAACATGCTTGTAAATGCTCTTAGAATTACCGGTCTATTTTCTGCTGTTAACTTAACATCTCTAAAATCAACTGCACCGCTAGCTATCTTTTCTGCGGCGGAGCCGCCCACCGGCATTGTTTCTAAAACTTTCTTTGTTGATTTTTCAAAAATTTGCCTTAATGTTTTATCAGCGCCTGCGGGTATTGTTTTAAATAGATCATCAAGATACGCTGTAACAGCTTCACCAACAGTTGATGTTCTGTGAATAATAGATTGTATACCTGCTTCTATTGAACCACCACCAATCCTTGGCAAAAACATTTCTCTTACAACATTTCCGTAACCAGATGTTAAGCCAGCAGTGCGTTTCCGCATATTTGCAAGCGAAAAGGGCATAGCAGTTGGAATAAGTTTTTGTAAATTAGAAACCATATCCTGAACCATTCGCTCAGTAGTGGTTTTAACTAATAAGGCAAGCCTTTGTCTCTTTGGTGAGAAAAATTCAGTATCAATTGGTGTTGATATATTTTCAAACATTTGTCTTACGACATTTCCATAGCCAGATGTTAAGTTTTTAAATGGTCTTGCAGGAGTAGTTAATATCGGGTCTCCACCAAAAATTGCTCTAAACTCAGAGAGGTATTGAACTGTTGATGTTGTAGTAGTTGCCAAATTTCTTTTAATTCGTTCAATAAAATACCTAAGCTTTATCCCTCTCATGCGTTTTAATTCTTCATCAAAAGACGGTGGAAGTTGACCAGTTAATGCAGCAAACTCCGCAGCTGCTCTTGTAAGATTTTGCTGAACTTGCTTTACTTGTGCCTGAAATGGAACGGCTGCCCCTTCGAGGAAACCCCCTCCTCTTTTAACTGCCTCTATCAATTTTCTTTGACTGCGTACTGCTTGTTTATATCTTTCAGCAGCATCACGTCTTGCTTGAACAACAGCCGGTTGTGATTCTGCAATCATTGAGTCCAGCGCCCTAGTTAATTCAGCACCCTCATCCCCCATATTTTTAAGATTAGACCTTACAACATCAACAACTTTTTTATTAGACAAAAGAGCGTTTTCAGCCATATCGTCATAATCTCCATATGGCATAAATCTAGTAAAATCAGCACCGCCAGATTTTTCTACCAAATTCCTTAATGCTTGAGCTTGAATTCTTTCAGCAACAGTTCTGCCTGTTTGATTTTTGATCAGCTTGCCTCTTTCTCCTAGCGGCATTGCTTTTATTCTATTAATCTCATCTTGTAATGATTGCTGAACCGCTACATCAGTAGAATTCAATATGTTTTGCATTTGCTCTTCTATTAACAATCTTTGCAAAACATTTAATTTTGATGCAGCATCACCTTTTTTAAGATTTGAAAGAACTTTTGCTGCCGCTGCCCGCTTTACTGCACCCTCTTCTACTTCTAATGCAGTCCTAATTCTGCCTTGTGTTAATTCTAGCAACTCTCCTGTTTTTTTATCGACAGCACCAATTGCCACAGGCATTTCTTCTTTTAATTTATTAAAAGCAGCCTCCAAAGCTTGTCTAATGCCTACACTTCTATTTCTTAAAATTTTTCCAATAGCCTCCTCTTCTGTTTTACTACTTAAAATAGATTTAATTTGTGAAGGAAGAACGCCTTTTATCGCATCCTTGCCGGCTGCTGTTATATTATCAATTGATTGTTTCAACACCTTTAATAAAGGTTGTTTATCTACAATAGAAGCACCCTTTTTCAAACCTGGACCATACTTTACCAGATCGTCTGTTTTATCAACTATCTCCTCAGCTGCATCCCCAAGAGCTCTACCAATAGTTGACACTGGCAAGATTGAATCAGAAAATGGCATTGTTTTTGGAAAATCAGTGAGACTAATTTGGTTTTTGATTTTTAATGGTAACGATTCTATAAAATCTACAAAACTATATACCTTTGCTTTTGCAAATTTTCCAGCACCAAGCATTTTGTCCGTTTCAAAAGCTCTAAGGGCAGCTATTTTATATAATGAAGAATCTGGATCGAGCGTAAAAAGTTGTAAAAATTCAGAATGCAGTTTTGCAAGTCTTTGTTTTAGAGCATAAATTTTCATATCCCCGGCAATTCCAGGACCAGCTTTTCTAACAAGTGGAATTGTATCTTTGATTATTTTTTGCGGTTTTATTTCTTCAATTGTCGGATCAATTATATCCCCATATATTTTTTCAAAAAAATCACCAACAATTCTGCCAGCTTTAAATTCTTGTATTAACTTTCTAGCCCTTTTAGCTTGCAAATCACGCAGCACTCTTTCAGCGGCACTTCCCGGTTTAGCGACTTTGCCAAGAGCCGGTAGACTTGCCGCTTCCCTGCCAGCTTTTGTCAATCCTTCTTCTGTGGTATTAAATCTAAAAGTAACATATTTACCGGCTTGCTCTTCAATGCCATCAAAAGATTTACCAAGAGCTTTAGCCATTGCAAGAGCTTTAATCCTTAATTGTTCTTGAATTGATGTTCCTTCGCCAGAGATGCCAGTGCCTATTCTCATCCCTGCTGGACCAAACTGTTTACTTGTAGTTGCTACTGCTGCTTGTTGCAATCCTTTTACGCTTCTTGGATCAGGAATTAATGTTTCTGCATCAGCAATTTCTGCAACTGTGCTTTCAATAGCATCTCTTAATGTAAACAACTTTCTAGTTATTGCTGGATCAACTATTAATTCTTTAATATTTGACTTAGTAGGATTTAATGCATTTCGCAATCTTTCTAAAAGTGATTGTCTGTATACAGTATCTGGTTGAGCAATTTCATTAATATATGTATTTTGATCAAATCTACCAAGCAGGTTTCTTGGTGTTGGCATCATTGCTCTAAAACGCCCTAAAGCTCTTTTACCTTCTAAAATTCTTGCCTGCTCAATTCCTTTTTGGACCATTTCACCGGTCCTATCCATAAAGTTTTTAACATTATCTAAAAAGCCAATTTTAATATTATTAGATACATCAGTTAAATACGTTCGCAGCTTATCTCTTACTTGCCTTATTGGAATTTCTTCTGATTTATGCGGGATTATAGTTCTAGCTAACACCTCATCACTTGAATTTGCAACATGTTCAGCAACTAATTCCCCAAAAAAAGCTATTTGTTTATCTGCGGCTTCTTTTACAAGTGAGGCAAGATTTTCAGCCGCTCCACCAGGCATAGGCTTTCTAGTTTTAATTACAAATCTTGGCTTTCCAGTTTTTGGGTGTATATTCTTACTTGGATCAGTAGGAAATTGGCTTCCTGGAATAATCTTAATACCTTTTTCGCCGCCAGCGTCAATAATGTCAGCAAATGGATAAGTTACATTCAACCCCTGTGATTGCAAACTTTTAATAGCATTAGCCCTTGTTGCCTCTGCAAGCCTCGCCCCTTCTCTCCTAGGAACCCAACCAAATTCACTGTTGGGGTTAAAGGATCTAGCCCTAGCTTTCGACCCATCTGCCACGACTTCAGCTTGCTCTGCGAGACTTGCCATCTCTTCTGCAATAGTTTGTTCAGCTAGTAAAATTCTATTTTTAATTTTTGTCAAAATATTTTTTCTCTGCGTCATTACCTTTCCGGGCTTAGGCGACTGACCTTCTACTTTAAATTCTTTATCTAATGTTCTAAGATAAGATAAATCTTCTGGTAACTCCAACCCCAGCTCAGTGTAAAGCTGGACAAGTTCTCTTGCATGAATAGTTGTTTTATCTATAACATCAATAACTGATTTAGCACCAGCACCAGTTAATGGCACTACGGCTGCTGATAATTTTTCAGATAAATTTCTTAAACCTGTAGCTAAATTAGTTCTCAATTGCGTTATATCTGGAACGCTGGCAGCAATATCATTAGCCAAATTTTGAGGTAAGCTACTTAAACTTGCTAAATATGTTCTTAATTGTGTTACACCTGCCGCATCTGAAAGATCAGGGCTGCTAGTTAAAACTGTTCCCCTGCCAAAAAAATCTTTAATTCTTCCAAGAATACCTCTACCACCACCGGGAGCTTTTGGCGGCGGTGGCGCACCTCCGCTTGCCGCCGCTGGTGGTGTTGCTGGCGGTGTATCTGCTGATGGTGCGGATGGACCGCCGCCTGGACCACCGGGGGCATTTATACTTCCAGGCTTACCACCTTGAAAACTATTACCGATAAATGTGTTTTTCATAAACACAGTATCTGTTAATGCCGTTCTTACAGCTTCAGCCATATCACCAGTAGCATCTGCTGCTGCCTCACCTATTTCACCAACAGCCTTAGCCGTAGAAGACTCTACGGCTGATCCAATATTCATATATATAGATCTAGCCATTGCCTCTGAACTTGGTAAATTAAATTCACCTTTAAATAATTTTTTAATAACACCGACATTTGGTTGCTGTCCTGGCGTTAACCCAGCCTGCGCAAGTTTTTCTTGTAACGGAACTGATAATCCGCTTATTCCTGCTTGACCAAAACGATTTCTTCCTTTTAATAAAATAGAATTTTCTGTAAATTGAATAGCTTCACGATATCCTTTTAGAGCTTTACCATTAGATAAAAACAAATCTTGAACTGTTATTAATTTTGATGCCGTACCACTAAGCGCACCTGTCATTTTTGAGAATGTTGCTGTTGCAGCTATGCCAAAGTATTTAACAGCAGTTCCAAGAACTCTAAAGCCTGGAATTAGAAGAGCACTAATTGTTAAAAAACTTAAAAATGTTTTAACCCCTTGATCCATGTTTGCAAGAAAATCTCTAACTTTAGCAATAATTGGATTTAAAAATTCAATAATAGGTTTAAAAGCTGTAACAAAAATTCTTCCAATGGATAGCATTGCTTCTTTAAGAATTCTAAATTGAACAATAGTTGTGTTTAGTTGGATCTGTAATTCTTGATCCATTTGTTTACCAGCAACATCCTCAACCCTAAATCCAGTAGACAAGAATATTTTTCCAGCTTCAGTTTGAACTTTAGAAAGAAAATCCCCTTGATATCTTTGTGCCAAAACATCAAACGCTTCTTTTTGAGCAGCTCTATAAATGTGAGCTCTTTGTGTTAAAACACCATTCATGTTTTCATTAGCTTGCGTATTTAAGTTAGATATATCAACTAAATTTCTTACGGCAATTTGTTCTTCATTAATAGCAGATAATCTACGATTTACAGATTGCTCTAATGTAAATGCTATGTCTTTTTCAACTGAATTAGTTTGCGACAAAGCCTCTTGAAATTGAGCAAGTTGTCGAATAGCAACTTCCATTCTTGGTCCCTGGCGAACACCAAACAATCTTGCAAACAATTCTAGCGTGCCTTGCTCACCTTTAAGTCTTAATAATGAATTAAATCCATCAACAAGTTGTTGAATATTTTCGACACCCACACCAGACGCATACGCAAAATCTTTACCAAGAGCTCGATTCAGCTCACCAATAATTTCGGTATTTTGTTTTGTCATCGCAACCATTCTTTGAAGCGACACTTTAATTGAGTTTGCAGAAGCCCCCACTTGGAATCCAGCTGCAACCATCGGTGCAAGAACTGCCATTGTTTCTGTCATAGACAAACCGAAAGTAGTAGCTGCAGCTGAAACTTCTGGGAAAGCGTCGGCAATATCTTTAAGAGCTAGTGTTGTTTTATTTTCAATTAAGTTAAATTCAGCCATTTGACTTGTTAATTCCGCAACTGTCTGATTCATAAATTCAATATTTGTTAAATCAACATTAACACCTTGCTCTCTTTTAATTCTTAAAATATTTTGCAATACAGATTCAACAAATTTTTGAGATTGAGCAATATCAACATTACCCAATTTTTCTACTGCCGCAGTCAATTCAACAAGACCAGCAATACCAGCTTGTGTTGAAACACCCAATTCTGCAAAGTCTCCGGCTATCCCTTGCAATAAAACACGGCTTGTTCCATACCTTTGCGTAATCTTGTCAAGCATGAGACCAAGACCTTCTGTAAATTGTTCAGCACCAATTTTTGCTTTCTTAAATGCATCTTCTGATGAGCTACCAATCTTATAAAAGTTATCAAGCATAAGTTTAGTTACTCTTGCAGATTGCGATTCTAAATCTGCCATGCTAAAGAAAGCAGCTCTTAAACCTCTTACCAATGGCAAAGTTGCTATTGAAAAGCTGTAAAAAGCTCTATTGGCTGCTGTCAATGAAGTTCTTGCTTTATATGCCCATTGATCAAGCGCATTTCGTTTAAGAGCAGATGCCAGAGTATCTGAGGATTTAGATACTGCTAATAAATGAGTAGCTTGGGCTTGTAAATTTTTAGAAACGGCGGGGTTCGCAATGCTAGCTTGTGCTATAACTTTATTTAAAGCACCATATTGAACCGCAGCTGTTTGCGCAGCCGCACCAGCTGCGGTTGTAGCTTGTGCCAAAGCCATGTTTTTTGAAGCTAAAATTCCATAATTACGAGCACTTTGTCTTGTTAAATTATCTAGTACAGATTGAACACTTGAGGCTTTCTGCGCAGCTGCTGAATAAGATGCAATTTGTGTCGTTAATTGGCTTAAACTACGACTTAATATAGCTGATGCACTTGCCGCATCTCCTATATCAACAGTGGTTTTTATATGAAGATTGCCAATATCAGACATAATTTAGCCACATTAATTATTACACATTAGGTAAATAAAATCAACTATTTTTAGGAGTTTGTTCATATCCAAGACCAATTCCCATCTGAGCAATATCAAGTCCTTGGATAATTCTCTTTGGCTGAGGGTCGTACCAGTCTTCATCGAAGTCAACATCTGCGCCTTGTGCTGCAGCAGCTATCTTCATTGCCGTACTTGTTTCATTAACAGCCGCACGATAAAGAAGGAACAGCTCGTTGAGAGTTAGGCATGACTCTAACTCTCCGATGCTGTTCCAAGCCCCGGTTTTTATAAATATTTCAGATTCATATTTGAGAAGAGGAATATTCTCCCAACTTGTGTCGGAAGTAACCTCGCTCCCCTCGCCTAGAAGGAAGGGTCGGACCCCATTGCGGCTGACATAAGAGCACCGAAGGAGCGTAAGTCTAACACGTCCTCAAGCTTCTCTTTATCCGCAGCCAGGTCAGGATCAACGACAGCCAGGGCAACCGCAGCAGCCTGAACCATCACATCAATGTCTGCATCCTCAAGAGCCTCATTGGTCTTAAGATCTTTAACAATCTTCATAAACTTTCGAAGATTACGAATTGTTAATGGCTTAATCGCCCTCTTCTTTCCATCTGCGAAAAGAATTTCGGTTCCTGCCAGGATATCCTTATTATCACTCATTTTTAAAGCACCTCGCTTTGTTGTTAAAATAAAGAAGCTCTCGCTCCCTTACCTATCAAGTTTATCACAAGATAGTAGGTTGCAAGAGCAACTTTACGATTTTTCAATCAAATTATTGCTGATCGATAATCTTGCCGTATTCGTAGTTTGTATCCGCCACTGTGGGAAGGATACGGAAGCCAACGGTGAACATCGTTGCCTCTGCACGCTTCATGCTGATCATCGATGATTCCATCGAGATTGCACGCTTTGTGTAGAATTTACGAGTCTTAACCGCAGCTGCCGACGAACCCGGGGCTGAGCCAGTAATAACCAAGCCCTTTTCACGTGGATAGACGTTCTGCGTACCGAACAAGAATGTGTTCGTGCTTGAAGGCGAACCTGCGAAGTTTGCCTTCACATCATCACCACCTGTTTCGTCATCATAATTCCATGCAACTGCAAGGTTATTAAGTGTTGACTCAGCAAGGGTTGTCTTAACCATTACCTTAACTTTCGATTGAATGAGCTTTGCTGCATCACCGAATTGATCAATTTCAATATCCACAATATCCGGCTCCCAAGAAATCTCGACACCATTTTGTGTAGCGCCGATATCTGCGAAGTTGTCCATTGCGGCAATTGACGTTGCGTTAGCATTTGTGCCAAGTTTAAGTGTTGCCTCACCAACGACAATATTTGCGACATTAACTGCCATTTGTATTACCTCCTAATTTATCCAGTCGAAATATCCTTCGACCGTTCTTATCACGCCAATTAGCGATCTTAGAAATATGTGATGGATTTACCTCCCCAAGTCTTTTTCCAATTCCAAGGGATTTATTCCATTCAAATTCATATATAGAACTTCCAACTTTTACTATATAGCCAGGAGTCTTCCCGACATAAGTAATTGTAACAAATTCCATACAGGATATATTGTACCATATCTTTTTTTATACATTAGATATTCTAAAATCTAAATTCATTCTATACCAGCCTTCTTTCTCTAAGGGCACGGCAAGGCTAGAATCAACCTGTGCCGATGTTAATATCCTACGGTTTGCACCTGTTGCCGCCACTCCGGTAGACTTGGCAACCTGATCTGCTCTTCCTAATTCTCTAATAAACAATTCTGATATACTAAACAGCCTTGCCACATCTGTATCAAATATTGAATATCTAACAACATCCTTTCTCATCCAATATTTATCTGAATCCGGTATGAGGGGGTTGTAATAATAAACAACATACGGGGCTGCGGCATTTGACGGAGCTACAACTGGATAGAAACTCATTTGCTTACCAGCAGCAGAAACGATATCTGAATTTGTTTTTAAATGATTGTTAATATCGTAAATGGGCAAACTCATATTTTGACCCCTAATTGATTTTTAATTCTATTTGTTAAAACTTGTTTTATTTTTAAACCAATATCGGAATATAAACCACCGGTTGTATTTTGATAATAATAATAATCTTCATCTAAATTTTTAATGTCCATAGTGACACCATCAGCGGATGGAGAAATCTCAATTTCAGTTTTTTCAAAATAAGAAGTATCAAATAAACTTTTTACTTCAGCCTGAGAAGAACTGACTGCTTCTGCGACAGCGGATTGAATATTGATATTTATCATATCAAGCTTATCAACAATTTTTGATAGATTATTTGTAACTTGAACTTTAAACATTATACCTCCACCACTCTTCTTAGAGAAATAATGATGTGATGTTTCCTGCCGGACGGAGTGAATTTTGGCTGTATTCCAACAATTTCATATGTGTCAGTTTCAATTTGATTACCTTTTGAATCAGTAATATTTGTTATTCTATTATCAAAACTAATATACTCTTGATACATTGAAGGAACTATCCCTTCATATTTTGAAAGATTGTCAACATATGGCGACAATCTTCTGTCACTGGATGATGCTGATTGTGTAGTGGGAGCTTGCAATTGAAAAACTATTGTAGCCGTTTTAGAAAAAGCGGCGTACTCTTGCCCAGCAGCATTTGTAGTTGTTGTTTTTGCATAGACATCACATTTATGTGAAAAACGAAAAAACGTTTTGTTAGACATTTAGACCACATAATCCATTACAAATAATGTATAATCCATCAATAAAACATCAGCATCAATGTTGCCGGTAGATTCATAGAAGTCATCTTTAATGTCGTATTTAAGAATATCCATATCTATAGATTTTATACCGTGCCTTCTAAAATCAGAATCATTATTCATCATATCTTCCAATAATAAACTTGCTGCTTGAATAATATTATCTGGCACGTAATCCCAACCAAAACCTCCTTCAATTTTAAAATCATCATCTTTACCAAATTTAGACTCATAAATACGATTTTGTGTTTTATCAATATAAGACTTTCTAAATTGTAAATAATAAGAACTTTGGAAGTTGTGAGGTTCTCTTGTCTTTTCAATATTGTTTAGTGTTGCAACTGTTGAGTCATGCAAAACTTGTTCATCCGCATCACCGATATTTACAGTAACTTTTGTGAGCGTGGTTATTGGTAGGGGGAGATGAAGTGTCTTTTTACCTGTTCCTTGAAGAATCATAAATTTGGCTGGATAGTAATCAAATGATTGACCACAAAATGTATTAATAATATTGCGCACTCGTTTTTCCATTTTATCAAATTTTTCGTAATAGTCATTTTCTAAATCTGGATGATCTGTAAAGAATGTATCTATATCTGCATACGGCGTATACACATTAATATGTTGTGACTGGGTATATGATGTACCCGACATCGTATAAGTAAAATCAGCTTTATGCTTTCCAGCGCTATTTAAAATGTAAATACCAGATGCTTGTTGCCCATATGTAATCGTATAAACACCGGCACTTGTCCTTGTTGCATTAGTCGGACCGGAAACAAGAGATCCCAATTCGTGATATAGGCTAACCGAAACAACGTTTCCAGTCGGGTCGCTAGGAAGTGTCAATGTAAGTGTTTTACTTGTATTAATTTTGACATCATCCATAATACTCAATTGTACCAGAAATTAGGTTTTACGCCTTAAAACGCTTGCATTGCAACTTCAACTTGAAGAGCAGAAACATTATTATCTATTTGTTGAATGTTGAAGACTCCACTTATGTCAAAAGCTACTACTGCATTACTTGCATTCTTATAAAATATTAAACCGTCTGCGTAGTTAATTGCAAGCTCTCCATACTCTAGGGCGCTAGCAGAAGGAGCAACGCTTGCCGTGCCTGATCTTTTAATCTTTATAATGTTAGCCATACGGCTCC